TACGAGATAGGAGTCCGTCTCGTGGGCTCGGAGATGTGTATAAGAGACAGTTCCCCTTCCTCCCCCAAACCCCCTATTGCTATATTGCAGTTCTTCCTCCTATTAATATACCCGTAAGGGTAAAAGAAGAAAGGGAACTACGTACCCCTTTAGGGGTTAGATAATACCCTTATGGTAAAATGTCAAAGTGTTGATTTCCAGATAGTTATAAATAGTAATAAATATTGACAGAAATTTCCTCGAAAAAGCCTACCTTTACACATGTTTAATCTTAAAAATTGTAAAATCATGAAGGTAATTTATGAATCGAAAATTGCGAAAATTATCATCCCGAATTTTTCCGCAATCCTAATTTTTTGCTGGCTGTTATGCAAGAAAATGAAAGAGTATTATGACGAAGAATTCCTAAAACATGAAGAAACGCATTCCTATCAATGGAAATCATTAATGATACCGGGCACCGTGCTTTTTAGCGGTCTTGCAGGCGTTTTCTCGTGCCCCTGGCTACTTCTCCTTATCCCGTTGACGTTCTATCTGTATTACGCCTTGGAATGGCTTGTACGTGTAATAGGAGCCTTAATCAAGTATCACCCTGGTTTCAGTGGCGGTATAAAGAAATGGATTAAGAGAATCCAGGCTATAAACCATGATTGTTACCACGCAATCGTGTTTGAACAAGAAGCCAATGCAGTAGAAAAAGGACTGGTAGATTATGGTTTTTTGTCATTCTTCAAGTATTATTAACTCGATTGTCAAGATTTATAAAAGAAAAGGGACGTTTCACAACGTCCCAGTCTGTCGGGTTTCGCTAAACCCAGGTTCTCATACTACAAAACAAAAATGAATAATTATACAAATTGAGTGAATATTTATGCAATAACTTTCTTTATGGAAATCGCGTTCTGCTTGATATTCCCGATTTTCCGAATAACCTCATTTGTGGAAATATCCCTATAGGAGAGAAGAATTTCCGAAAGTTCGGCAATCTTATCCACAATCACATTCATTTCCTGTAACCGTTGCCAGCTTATGGAGACGGAAAAATGATTTTTAATGAATTCGTCTCGGGCTGTTCTTGCTTCTTCCACGGTCCGGAAATAACCGATATTGTACTTCTTCTTTTCAACCTCTATTATAACCCGGTACGGCTTGTTCTTCGACCGTTTGTCATAATAGTAGATATATCGGTCACTTCTCGGCTTCATCGTCTTCTTCCTCTTTCTTTTCGAGAACCGGAATAGGTCCCAGGCAGTGAACAAAGATGGCTGTGATAAACGGGGAAATGATAAGTGCCAAAAGCATCCATACACCGAAACTCCTGTTCATCCTTTCTGCTGTAGAGCCTACCTCAGCACTCAGCATAAGATGAACGATAAAAATAATGATAGTCAAAAATACGATACCTGCATTCATAATTTAATCCTCCTTTTATTTAAGTTCATTAATGATTCTCATTGCTTGTTCTCTCAGAACCTCGTTATCCTTTTCTTCTCCAATCTCCTTACTGATTAGGGATAATGTGCCGTCCAGGTTCTTCTTGTAGACGGCAATCATGCTCATGCTTTCTTCTTTTGCCGGGTCATACACAACCCGGTAGTTTCTTTTGCTTAATGTTCTCATTTTAAAATAGTGTTTATAACGTTGTTAATAGTAAATTCTTCAATCTCTTTTATGTCCTTTTCGGAGCACATGTGTCTGTTTTCGGTATATTCTATGATGTTGCCGTGAAGAATGTCCGCAGGGGACGGAAAACGGCTTATTTCTGCCACTTTCCATATTCCGAACTTGACTGTTACATATACCTCGTATGAATCGGGGTTCTTGAAAAAGTCTATATTTGCCATGATTGTAAAGATTTTATTTGTTTGACAATTATCAATTAATAAGGAAGACCATAATTGTTACGGTAAACTTCTACCAAAGAAATATTTACGTTTGGATAACCTTTAGTGTTATAGGATTTCTTGGCATAATAGAGACGGACACCGACAAAACGTTCTTTCATCATTTCGTAATTATTCTTTGCATCTTCGATGTTCTTGAAAAACTCTACATAATCATTTCCCATGCTAACCGCAAAACCTCTGATAACTTTAATTTCATTTTCCATAACCTTATCTTTTTATTTGTTTGACCTAATTAGCTGTCTCCTTTAAGAAGACATTGTAAATATAAAACCTTATTTAGACATAAGCAAGTGCGTATGTTATTTTAACATAAGATTAACATATAACTACAAAGAAAACACCCGGAAACATTCTTTCACGAAGAGCGTAACCGGGTGTCAGTCAAACAAATATTTAAATTAGAGAAAGAAGGTTCTAAACGATTTCCGGCTGAAAGTATGTCGGATAGTCCCATTCCTTGATAAGCTCCTTAAGCTCCTTCCAGGGAATGAAAATGGTGTGAGATTCGATAGCCGCTTTCTTGTCACCAGTCCAGTAGATGGAAGAAAAAACCGGGTTCTTGGACTGCACTATACTTTCTGTCGTCCGTCCTCCCATGTCTTCGATAAGCTTACTATATCCGAAATAGCTGATGTTGCGACCCAGTACAAGACAAAGGATATCGCCTGTCTTGCATTTTAGGGCGCGTGAAATGGATGCTTTGTCTTCGTCGCTTATATTGTCATCATCACGAAGCAAGAAAAGTTTATTGGAAATACAGAGCCAGTTTATATATTGGCACCCTTTTTTGTATGTAAATTCGTTTTTCTTTGCCATTATATCAAATCTTTATAATCGTCTTCCATCCTTTTTATCTCGTTCGTCAATTCCTGGCTTAAATGGAATAGGAACTGTTTCTGATTGTCTTCCATTTCGTCCTCGTTACAACTCATCTTTCGGGAAAGCTGGTCCAGATACCGGATAAACCGCTTTCTCTGGATAAGGTCTATATAGGAGACCACATAAAGAAGAGCGTCCATTCTTTTCTGAATTCCCGTAACCGTCCCTATGCACCACAAAAGAAGGGTGATAAGGACTACTGTAAGAAGAACGAGACATATAAATATCGCTGTTATCATGTTTGCAAATATATGAAAATAAAACAAATAATTAATACTAAAGAACGTTCAAATTTTCGCCCTTGTCAATATATACGGGTCTCGAAACCAGGGAACACGGGGAAATGACAACATATTTCCCCGGTCGGACTTTCCGCAGTGTCATTCCCCGGTATTCGACAATCTGTCCAACCCAGATGTAGCATTCTTTCTTAATCATCAAGAATCGATTTAACCGCAAACAACTTGAAATTCGCTTCTTCCTTGGTCTGGAAATAGTTAAGGTTTTTGTACCGTAAATTGTCCGATTCGTTTTCTTCCTCTGTAGCCTTACATATCACAAAACGGTTCCAGTCAATATAGTAATAGGAATTACCGATTTTGGCACGACAGCGAAGCTTTTTAAGGCATTTTTCTTTCTCGTCATAGTATAGCCCATTTTCGGAAAGAACGTTGTTTATAAGCTTCTTTTCTTCTAATGTAGAGAATCTATAAGCCGGGATAAGGTCATAATGGGTAAACGGGTATCCGTTTTTATGCGTATGTAATTTTTCACCATAACGCAGAAGAGCATGATAAGCTACTTTGATGTCTTCGCGTTTACATTCTCTCTGTATATTAATATTGTACCGTCTTCATGCGTCAGATAATCGCCATCGTTAAGCTCCATCAGATAATAATCCTCATCATGAATAGAAATAAATTCCCCGTCTTTGTCACATAATACCTTTTTCATAATTATAAAATATTTTTTATTAGAAAACATAATTAATCAAATCAGAAATCCAGGACATGAATTGTATCATTCCAAAGAATAGGAAAGCACAAACGATTGCACCTACTCCGTACCAGAAACGTACCCACCATTCACGATATCTTGACTTCAATACTTTATTGCCGAAACGTCCGTGAAAGAAATTTATAAGTTGCTTTTTCATGATATATAAGTTTTTAGAATTCAACAAGGAGAAGAGGTTTATGGCTTTCCCTCTCTCTGACCCACATATAATTGGAACCGAAACCGTAATCAAAAAGAGAATTGAATGTAATCGGGTAATTCGCAGAAATGAATTTCATTGCCTTTCTTAATTCTTTTTCGTCATTACATTCGGAGATTTCGTTAAGTATATTGACATAAATAGAGATTGCTGTTGGTGAATGATAGGCATTCAACGGGTTTTCTACAATTACTTTCATAATCAAATCCTCCTTTATGTTAATATATTTCATCCTCATGCAATAGTTCACAGTAAGCAGGAGTTTCAGCGTCCGTATGCTTATTGGTTATAAGAACCTCGTCACCATTGGTGTATATCCGTGTAGCAAATGCACCGAAAAACAAACTTTCTTTCATACCGAACAATATTACTGCATCATCATTTACATTTGCAAGTGCTGCAATCAATTCTTTCTTTGTCATAATCTTATTTCTTTAATTTGTTTGACCTTGATTTCTTATCACATTGCAAATATAGGCACTTAATCAGACATACGCAAGTGAGTATCTCATTTTAACATAAGATTAACATATCATTCCTTTCAGTGATATTTTATTTTTCAGAAATAGGAGAAAACGGTATATGATTATCAGACAGTTAGCCCTAACTCTGAAAATTGCGTTGTTTTTCGGTGTACAATAAAATAAGGAAAATGAAAAACCGGGAACCGGACAAAACACCCGAAATTCCCGGCATCCCGAAAACAATCAAATCACCTCATCACTGGTCCAATCATCAGAACTGTTAATTTCGTTTTCATCCACCAAAGGATAAGGATAAACGACATCTTTCATAACTTTTTCATTTTCTGAAAGCATCATGATAGGAGGTACAAGCATGTTGTACGTCTCTTCATGTAACAACGCCTTCGTGCCGTCGTTACTCATTCGTCTTGTTTTCCAGTCCTTGTCGAACTGTTTCAGTTCTTCTATAGGTATAGCTAACCATTTCATATTATTCAGTTTTACGTTTCAGCCATTCTTCATTAAGTCTTTCTTTCTCGGTCTCTATTTCTTCTGGTGTCAAAGACTTGTTGTAAAGAGCGAAATAATAGATAGCTCCTTTCAAAAATCTACTGTCTCCCTCTCTTATAATACCTAAAGTCAATGTATCGGTATCGTCTGTACTGCCTACCGTAATCGTACTCCCATTATAGGAATTTTTAGTTTGATACGAAACGGAATCTTTTAAATTTACAGCCAGACCAGACGTATATTCACTGAAAGAATATGTAGCATTATTTCCATATTCAAAAATGAAAGCTCCATTACCAGCAACAACTGATTTTGAAGCAACAACATTTTTAGTATTGTTTTCAAGTACCCTCCTGCATATCACTGTATAATCGTCAAGAATAGGAAGTCCGGTACATATACCGTAATCATCCACTCCATCAAATACCAGTGCACCATCATAAATCTCTTTTCCAAATCCGCTTTCTGATGTAAAGGCAAAGTTCTTGAGAGCCATCTCATTACCCATCACACCAGTAATACTACCAGGCTTGTCAATATTGGACAAACCGGACATAAACCATGCGTCCACCATAGCCTTATTGAAGGGTGGAATAGGAGGACCAGCCTTGCCAGCCCTCCTGTCAAACAAAAGACTTGTACCGACCCCAATCATAACCCTACATTAAATTGTGCAGTAGTACCGTCAACAAACACCTTATCAATAAGATAAGGCATAGGAGAACCCATATAAGCGGAAACCTCAGTCTCGGAAATGGTGTATGTATCTGGACCAGTCTCACCGATAAGGTGTACTTTGACAGTACCAGCAGCCAACGGAATAATAAGAAACGCCCTTTTATCATCGGGAACCAAGGTGTACTTTGACAGTACCACATCTTCGGCTGGTGTGCCGACCTCGAAAGCGCGTGAAATCGCTGTTATGCTCTCAAAACCCTTGTTATTTGCTATGCTTACTTTAGTAGGATACATAATTATTTCAATTTAAATTTACAAATGATAAAAATACGAAATTTGCAAAATCGCGGCTACAGTATACTGTAGTATCGATTGCCCTATAAGGGAAAATACTTTCTGTATATAGTAAAATATATTTACGCATTAAATAGCGTCACCTTCTGACCGTTGCATAGGTCCATAGTGTCCACATGCAGCCAGCTAACACCGTCTTCCAGTCTGATAGGATAAGGAAGCTTGTTGGAATCGTCCACAATGATTTTCCGTGCCGCTTCCGCTTCCATACCGGACACAGTAACGTCGAATGCACGACCCAAGGCGTGGGCGCTCATATATGGCTTTTCAAGCATTGTCTTTTCCTTGCATAGAACACACACATTGCATCGTAAACCGCGCTGGGAATAGCTGCCTCCGTTCTTCCAGTTGTTGATAATGAAGGGCTTGCATAGGATTTCCTCCCTCAATACAAGGAGCGTTTCCAGTGCTTCGGTCGTGAAAAAGCTCCATATCTGCGATTCTGAATACTTGTTATACACGTGGGGGCATACAAGTTCGGGAAGCGTGAAATACCTTCCCAGTCTTCCAATAATCTCTTTTCTTTCCATAATACAAAATAAATTAGATAATAAAATAGGGGTTGCAGTCATTCAGCCAAGCTTTCACCCCCAGCCATAACAGACTTGCAACCCCTACCGCCTTTGTTAACCTTTAAATACAACTGCGATACAACCTTACCAGTTATCTATCACGTCAACAAAGATAGTGTTTTTATCTCAAAAATGAGCTAAAGTTCTGAAAATAATCGCTCGTACTCCTCCAATTTCTTCTCCATGCTTTCTTTTATCATCGGGAAATAGGTTTTCACTATATCCTCGTCAATGTAGAAATAGGATTCGTAGGAGTTCGTTATTTGTATCTTTCCCTTCATCTCAAACATGGAAATTCGCTCTAATTGGTCTTTCAAATATTCGATTTTATTGTGCAACCTATTTGCTTCTTTTAATTTCGACTTGTCCATAACTGATTGATAATAAAGCCCCATTTCGGGGCTTTTGTGAAAATAATAAGTATACCGAAAGATTTATTCTACAATTTCCGCATCACTTTCCGGCTCGTATTCCTTCTTTCCTTCTTCCTGGATAGGGGCGTTCTTCCACTGGTCTATGAAGTGCTCTATTACACGTCTTCCGTCAGTCACAACCTTTTCCAGTTTCTCGTCCGGTTCCAGTAGTTCATCTGCCATTGCTGCGGCTATGTGCTTTGCCTTCATTACCTCTTCCACAAGGTTGCTTTCTATCAGTTCACCCAGGCTTTTCTTTGTAAGCAGGTTGAATGTCAGTCCTTCAATGATTTGTTTTCTCTTTGACATAGCCTGCAACATAGCATTCATACGGGGCGCGAATTGTTCGGGCTTCATGTTCTCGAAGCTCTTGTCATCAAATCCCTCGAACTTTTCTGCCGCCATGAATGCCACTTCATATTCTTTCGGTGTCATTACCACGCCTGCCTGCAAGCACTCTATGCAGAACAAAATGTACTTCACATTGTTTCTCAAATCTTTTTCCATAATCGATTATATTTTAATATATTAGGGTTATTCCGTTGTCTTGTATGTCTTTCCGGTCTTCGTGTCCTTCCAGGTTATCACCATGTCTTTTCCTGCACCGACACATACCAGTTCTACACGTACCATATTGCCGTTCTCGTCCTTTATATAGTGTTCCGGTTCATATTCCTTGTCATATTCCCTGTACTTCTCTACGAATGTATCATAGTCTATCGTTTCCCTGTCCTTTCCCCAGTTCGGTATCTGAATAACAAGGACTTCTACTTTTCCGTCTACCACGTTTGATGCTGCTTGGTACGACATTCCCAGTTCTTCCAGTGCATCCAATACTTCTATTATTCTCAGATTGTAGTCCTCATACTTCTTTATGCAAGACGTTAGGTCTATGCGCTTGTCTTTCAGATACTCCTTGAATTCTTTTTCTCTTTTCATGATGTTGTTTATGATTGTTCCACGTTTTACAATGATACAATAACCGTTCCAGGACTGTTCCCTGCGTCATATTGTCCGTCATATGTCCTTTCCCTTTTTCGCAAATTAACAATTATAGGTTGACGGTTTATACTATTGTTATCGGGGTCCGGCATACTTCCTTCCTTTATGCCATAGGGTCTTTCCCTTCCCGGTTATTCATATCACTGCTTTATCCCTCCTTGGTTCCCTTCATCACCATTGTAACAAATGTATAACGGGTTAATAATAAAAATATGGTCTGTAGGGTATCGTGGAGGGTATTTCTCTTTTTTATTTCTCCTTGTATATCCCGGTCACTACCCCTTCTTCATCCGTTATGAATAGGGTCTTGTGTTCCTTTGATTCATACACTCTTTCTGACAATCTGGTTACCAGGTATGTGTTGCCGTTGCTGTCCTTGATGGTGTACATTATTTTGTTTCCTTTGTTGAAAGTGGGTTCCTTTGACTGCTTCTTGTTGTCTTCCATTACCCATTCGTTGCATCTATGCAATATGTGGAATGCCTTTCTGAATACCTCCAGTTCGTCATCATCCAGTCTTACCCTCTCTACTTCCGGAAGAAGGCTTATAGTAAGGGTATCTTTGTCTCTACCCCAGTATATTTGCATTGCTGTTACGTTACTTACATAGAAGTATACTTCATTCAATATCTCGTGTTTCTGATATGTATTATCAGTCTCTATCATTATCTTCTTATTTATGAAGTCATTCAGTACGTCAATCATACCGGACATCAAGTCTGTAATAAGCTGTCTTGCCGAATGCCTTACACATGACATAACACCCCTTTCTCCTATTATGTATAAGGCATCATCTGCTTTTTCAAGGTTCACATTCATGCCGAGTTCTGTTATGCACTGTATTACCGTGTTCATATCGGTTCCCTTGGTTATATATGTGCTTTTGTACTTCTGCTTTAGCTTGTATATGGCATTGTTCATCCTCTGTTCAAACATCTTTACCTCTTTCTTTTCTTCTTCCCTCTCCTTATAAAAATCATTCAAGAATTGTTCCACGTGGAACAATGGGCTTTTTGCCGTCTGTTTTCCTATCAATATAGCGGTAGCTTGTTTTGATTTAGAGACTGTTAAGTCCATTAAATCGCAAATATTGAATACTTTCTTGATACTGTTTTCTGTACAGCACACCAGAATACTGTTATCGTACTTTTTCTGGAATTCTTCTCTATCCATAATCTTTTTATTTTTAGGTTCTGTGAAATATCTATACTGATTGTCAAGAAAATAGGGGTTACTTTGATTTTCACCCCTTCTTTCCGTATACTTAATAATTCGCAACCTTCTGTCGGGTATTGGCGACGAAAGTCTTGTTGTTTCCGGCAAGCTTTATCGGGCCAAGGTTCTCCCAGTCACCGTTTGCCCATGTTTTCGTTATGATGGAATCTATGTACTTGTCCATATTCTCCTTGATAAGCTTCTTTGCAGGTGCCAGGGAATGGAAGGTGAACATAGGGCTTGTCTCTTCGCAGTCCACATCGTGTTCCCACTTTTTCAATTCCTTGTTGAATCTGTCACCCTTGTACTTTATTGTTACGGGTTCACTGAAATATACTGTATAGGTCTTCATTTTGTTCTGCTTTTTTGCTGGTTATTGATTATCTGTAATATTGTTCCCTTGCTGCCTTCGCTATCGCTTCCCCGTATTCTTCCGGACTTGCCAGGTAAGGTATCTTGAAAAGTTCCGATACGAGTTCGAGCTTTTCCTTGTTTGTCATTCTCTTTGCTATGTCCTTTACGAGAGTTACTCCGTTCATGTCTACATATTCCTTGTATGCTTCATGGAGTTCTCCGCGTTCGTCCAAATCGTCTATCATCCTTCTTGTAGAAATACATCTCAGTATCTCTCTGATATATACGTGGTAGTCTTCGCTTTTTTTTATTTCTTCATAGATAGGGGCAAATGATTTCATGTCTATAAAATCCATCACCTTTTCTGCGATTTTCTTTCCTTCTAATTTTACTTTAAGGTTTGCCATAATCTTTTGTTTTTATTTGTTTGACATCTTGTTTCTTATCACAACGCAAATATAAGACCTTATTTAGACATAAGCAAGTGCTTATGTGCTTTTAACATATAATTAACATATAAAAGGATATAATAAAAGCCAGCTATTTATCACAAACTGCTGGCTGTCAATTAGATATTAACTACTAATACTCAAAAATGAACATAAAGTTTTTCGTTTGATTTTAAATCTCGTAGTCCACATCCCATGTTATCGAATCCAAAGATACGAATTTATACCCGGTTTCCTCTTCCAGGACTGATTTTATTTTCTCTACTTCCTTGTCTGTAGGAGGAACCTGCATTATTTCCACATCCATAGGCACATGTACCTGTACCGTTGTGTCCTCGTCCATTCTCATTGTTGCGATTGCTACTATCATACTATTTATTATTATAGGGTTAATTAATCATTGTATTCTTCCGGTATCGGTTCGTTCTGCATCCATTTCACATACAGTTTTTCCATGCACATGTCAATTTCTTTCAATGCCTGTTGTTCGGTCAGACCGTATTCTTTTGTAAGTCTTTCCATTACGCATTTTATTACTTCCTCAACATATATCTTTATCATAACTATTTGGTTTTTAATTGTTTAAAATAGGCATACTATTTATCACAAACCGTATGTCCGACTGAATTTTGAAAATCATAAATTAACTAAAAGTCAAAACAAAATGTAATTATTTCTTTCCGATTTCAACACCTTTCATCTGTCGTAGGCGGTTAAGAAGCCGTTCTCTTGTCTTTGATTTGGACGGTTCCTCGATTATCTCTGCCTCGACCACTTCGGGTATCATTTCTTCCACGAATTTTTTGTTTTCTTTCTCTATTTCTCCCCAGTCATACGTTTTTATGAGTGCTCCAGGAAGCATCACCTTTTCGGAACCCAATACCGGGTTGCTTGCAAATCCGTTGAAGTCCTTGTAATAGGAGGTGCAAAGCTGGTGCATCAGTATTTCGGGTCTTATTCCCGATTTTGCGGCTACCATACCCACTATTAGACTGTTTACGGGGATGTCTCGCATTACGCGGCTTATGTTCTCTTCACCATGCAGGGTTGCGTTTATGTCTATTTTCCCGTCAACTGTAAGTTTAATTTCATTACCTTTTACTTCCTTCCGTGCGGCTTCCAACAAAGCGCGTATTTCCTTTAGGATATTGAGTGCACTTCCCACGTTTCCTTTACTCCAGAACTCTTCATATTTGAGCTGCAAGTCTGTCATACAGTCATTTATGATTTCCAGTCTTCCGGCTTCCGTTGCCACCTTATAGCGGTCAGAACGCATCACGTACTTGCTTTGACGTGCTTCTATCAAGGATTTATGGTTGTTGAAGAATTTTACCAAATCTTCTTCTCCCAGCGAATAACCTTCCTTTTTCCGGATAATTTTAATAATATCCTTGGGGTTGTGCATGGAGCCGAATAAGTCCAAAAGCATAGGGGTGAGTTTGGCAAGTGCCTTTGCCTTGTCATTGTGTAAATCGAAAGCATGGAAATACTCACTCTTTACCCTGTGGAACTTGGCAAGAAGGGGCAACATCACATTTGTACGAATTTCTGTAGCGTCGTTTATTGCTTCCTGGGATGCTCCGCGTTTCGCCATGATACCCTTTATATTGACAAGCTTAAGGTCTATCACATAGGTATAACCTTCGTTCCCCTCATACTGCATAAAACGGTCCGGGTGTTCGTCAAGCTCCCTTCTTACCATCTCATAAGCTACGTACTTGTCTTGCATGTAGGGTGAAGCGATTAAAACGAAATCGGGCGCATCTTTTAGAATGTCCTCTTTAGTATATTCTATCTTTTTTGCCATATATAGAAGTTTTACCCACAAAGATAAGTTTTAATAGGGAAATAATCAATAGTTATTTCACCAAATCAATACCATGTACACGAAACCAAAACTTCTTCCTTTTCCTGTTCAACAAATGAAACCTCCGGTTCCACATTTTCACTGATTGTTGATTCAAACCACAGCATTTCTTCCGGTTTCGCTGTCATATCCGGTTCCGCAAATTTTTCTCTGTCCATCGTAATACATTTCTATTTCGTTTTCTGCTAATGTAAGTTCCCACGGCTGTAACAACAAGTCCATTTTCATAACTTTGCATTGAGGCATCCATACCCTGTCATTGTTGTACTTGACATTCTGGACTGCGTGCACATCCACTTCGACCAAATAGCGGTTCTCCTTTCCGATAACAACGGGTTCAAAATTGACCGCATAGCATGCCATCTTATGCACAAAATCTTTTTTGTCCTTGTATTCCAAGACAAAATTGCATATAAACCCGTCGTTATTGTCGTTATAAGTCTTCGTAACCTTCTTTTGATAGAGGTAAGCGATTATTTTCTGTATCATTCTTCAATTCTTTTTCGTTGTTTTCTACGATACCTTGTATTATATATCTCTGGTATGCGCTAAAAATAAATCTGTCCAATAAAGGGCATGAATCATTGTTCTCGTATCTTCGTGTATGATTCAGAATAAAACTGTCGTCCGTGTTTTCCGTTTCGTACACGACACGTTCTTTATTGTTGTCATTGTCCCTATAGGTAATACTTGTCTTTACCTTATATTCTTCGTCTTCTCCTTCCGACTGAATGTTTATTGTTATTGTTTCATTCAGTTTACACCGTGTTGGACTTAAAGTATATTTTAATGTTTCAATACTTACATATTGATACGAACGATTAAGAGGCGAATTAATTATAATCACATCTCCCTTGTCTATTCTATGCCATCCGCAATTTTCATTAAAATATGAAACAATGGCATTTCCCGTCTTTCTGTTGTACCCTACCAGCATAGAGATACGCCCTTTAACGTCCATTTCTTTTCCGATATGATTTTCGATATATGCTATCGCTTTAGCAACAAACTCTCTTTCTTTTGTGGGAATAGCTATATGCCCTCCCAACGTATAATCCCACTTCAAATAGTAATATTCTTTAGGGAAATAGAGGGGGTGGATAATCTTTACAAAAATTTCGTCGTCATAACTGCCGTATCTTTCCCCCCATTCTATGAGAACTTCACTGTCCGTTATATACACTTCCTTTTCATCCGCTATTTCCTGCAATTGCTGCAATACTTGTTCCGGTGTGTATTTACATATAAGCTTGCTACTGTATATGTATTTCCCATTATATTTTCTTCCTACCCTTGCATGTTTTTCAAACGGCAAATGAATAGAGTTTTCCGGTCTGCTTACCGTCTCTTTGAAAATTCTTTCTATGTCTTCTACTTTCATAATCGTACTGTTTAAATATCCCAATCTTTTAACGCCATTTCCAGGCATTGGCTTATACTTAATTTCGGGTCTTCCTTTAGGTATTCAAGCGCTGTAACAGCTACTTCCGCTTCCATCCCATATCTGGCAGCCTTTATCATACATTCCAGCCAATAGGTTCTTTCTTCTGTGTAGGTCATTATTTACCCTCCTTACATTTTTCTACAAGTTCCAAATTTTGAGGTATGAACGCGCGCTGTTCACCGTCTATCTTTAAATGATAATAGCGGTTTCCTTCCGTTCCGCATATACTTGCTACTTCCGTAATCTGTCCTATTAACATCATGTTGGAGCAATGGAGTATTTTTACCTTATCGCCTACTCCGAACTTTTTAGTTTTCATACTTCTTTTTCTACTTTATAGTTAAACGCTTCCAGGAACGCCTCTACCACCATTTTATTGAGTATAGTTTCTTCCTGATGTGTATAAATAGGGATAAGATGGTGTTTCCGGCACCACATATCCATCATCTTCGATTCCGCAAACTGCCACAGAAGCTTTTCATAGCTTTCTTCTGTGTGCACCTGGGTTTCTCCTTTAGGGTTGGTTATTCGTATCATAGTATTATAATTGTGAAGGGCTTTTAAAAGCCCTTCTTGTTATAAATTCAAACAACAAACAGACATATCGCATTCCTCGTCGTATTCGTAGCCAAAAAGTTTTCCTTTGAAGTAGTTCTGCAATCTTTCAAATGCGCTTTTGTTTTCTTCATCCCAAGCTATCGTTATCATGTTAACACGGGCAAAAGTTATTTCAACATTAACTTTTGCAACCTTTGAAAGAGTGTTTTCTAACATTTGTTTCTTGGCTTTAAATACTGAATTCATAATCTTATCTTTTTATTTGTTTGACTTATCGTTTTCCTTATCACACCACAAAGATAAGATTATGTTATGACATACGCAACTGCTTATGTCGTTTTAACATATAATTAACATATCAGTCCTTTTCCACATATTCGATTATAGGGGTTTCCTCTACCTTCATCAGTCTGCATTCGCCTACAAGGTCTTGCATGTATTCCAGCGCTTTAGTAGAGGCTTTTATAAAGTCCTCATGCTGTTGCAATATAACCAGCTTGTATTGTTTCAGCTTTCCAGAAACGGTTACCTCACTGTATACGCCCGTGCATTTGTACCATCGTCCCCCGTGCTTTTCGTTACGCTGCACCGAATCTATAATCACCTCCTTAATAGGAGATATGGCAAAGTCCGCGTCTATATTGAACATCCCGTATTCGGTTGTCATTGTTTCAGCGTCCATATAGTTTTCTGCCTGTACCGCTATGACATCAACAAACTTCTTATAAGCTCCACTTGTCGAATTCGGGTCGGGTGCCATATAGGTAAACGTGCACTCGAATATCATTCTTTCGCCTCCTCTTCCTGTTTGGGACAAAGCACACATATAGGCACAGCCGGATATTGGCATACAAGCGGAATACAAGCCGTTTCCGCGTTTCTGTTCTTCCCCCTTATCCTTCTTACCAAATCATCGAATTCTTCCTTCTCCACGAAAAGATATAGAGGATGTACCTTGTAATCCTTGTCCTTCTGTATCATGATTTTTTGCTGTTCCATATGGATGTTAAGCATTTCTTGTGTAGGCAGGTGTTCTTCCAGTCCTGTTACCTTGTTGGCGCATATAAGTGATACACTCTTTCCCGGTTCAAGTACGGGGATATACATTTTTTGCTTTTTCATAACTTTAAATATTTACCTTTGTCAATTCTTTTTACTTCTCCTTTACTCATTTTCTTTAATAGGAAGTGGTCTATGCCGCTCCTTACAGAACCGGGGTGGAAATCCTTTATCTTTGTGATAAATTCAATCCGGCAAAATTCCGTGCCTGGTTTCATCCGCTTAAATTCGCGGTCTATTTCCGTATATACGGTTTTCTTAGGTTCATCGTCAAACATTGCAATATACAAGCTCCTTTCTTGCTCTTGTTATGGCTACAAACAATAAACATTTTTCATTATACAGCGCTTCTTCCGTATTCGCATACTTGCTGGGAATCAAACTCCTGTTCAGCAAGAAAACACGGTCTGCTTCCAGTCCTTTAGACTTGTGGATAGTGGATAATACGATACCTTCCGTATCGTCCTTATATATCTCCTTTATATTGTCTTCCAGCTTCTTCATGTCTCCCCACTTCTTGTAAAGCATTTTCAATATAGTACACTTTTCAAGAAGTGACACATAGGAAGGGTTATTCTTTGCCTGGATATCGGTAAGACCCCGTTCTTTCAGTTCAGAAATTTTCTTCTCGCACATCGCGTCCAAGTCTTCAATATATCTTATCTTATCCACCAACGCTACGAGTGCATTCCCGTAATCCTTGCCTTTGATTGTCGCTTTCTTTCCCATTTCAAGTAAATAGAGAAAAACCGTTGCCAAAGGCAGGTTATTCCGGCATAAGACAAAATCCCCGTTTTCCGCTTCGTCAAACTCTCCTTTTCTTACAATACCGTCTATCGCATTAGGTGCAGCAACAATCCCGTTGTTAAAAACTTTTCGAGCTTCTTCGACTATGTTCTTGCCGCATCTGTATGTAATATCCAACGGTAATACTATGGTGTTGGGATAAGATTGCAAGGACTTGAAAACCTCTAAAGAACTCCCCTGGAAACCGTATATACATTGCCTGGAATCACCAACAACTACAAACCGACCGCTTTTCTTTATATAGCGTAAAGCAAGCTCTTTTTGTAAGGTATTCGCATCTTGTTGTTCGTCCAAGGTAACAATATCATATTTAGGGAAATCCTCACTATCAAGTAGTTGGTAAGGGAAATAAAGCATATCAGTAAAATCAATGTTAATTTCTTTTACTGAATTTATCTTCTTCATTTCCTTGTGCCAGGCATTTCTAATTTGTTCCATGTCCCCTACCATACGTTCCTGGAATTCGATATTCTTTTCAATACAGATACCCGGTATTTCCTTCTCGTAATCCGTAATAAGGTTGACCCTTATGTAGTTCCATATTATTTGAATCTCGAATAGGTATCGAATCTGCTGCTTCACGTCCATATCCTTTGTGTCCAGAATTTTCTTCCCGATAACAAAGCATTTATTCTCGTTGATTTTCGGTTTTATACGGAAATTGGAAAGCAGCACGCGCAAACCTTTAGAGTGAAAGGTGTTGACGTCTATATGGGACGGTAAACGTTCCCTCAATTCTTCCGCAATGCTTTTGTTGAATGCCATAAACAGAACCTTTTTATTAGGTGGTGTCCTTCTGCAACACTCCACTATGCAAGTTGTCTTGCTGCTGCCTGCTGTTGCTTCTATGGCAATGTTTTTCCGTGTATTTTCGTATGCGTCGAAAATGGCTAATTGTCTGTCACTCCATTTCATCTTGTAAAATAGGTTAACTGATTGATATAATCTACCAATGATTTATAGTCTTTTTCGCGCTTCATGTCCATTTTCTTTTTAACTACGCTTAGAACATCACCGAATTCTATATTATTGTAGAAAACAGTCCTGTTGTAGTCTATCTTATTCATTACCCATATGTCTACGTCCACATCCTCTATCTTTATACGATATAGAGGATTTGTTTCCGGATATTCGGAAAGGATGTCGCTTTTCATGTCCTTGTTTATCCTTGCCATCGTACTTAGAGCACGCAGAGAATCGCCACTTATCCCTTCTATCTCTATATCCAGGTCGTGCGGTTCCACATTGAAACCATGTACATACATAGCCATGCTTCCACCAACAACCATACGTTTACACTGCAAACTGTTCTTTAATACGTTCAAAACTTTAAACAATTTGTTAACTTTCTCTTCTTTAGTAAAAACAAAATCCTCATTCATAATTCTATTATTTTATCAAGTTCGTAATTATCAAAATTCTTATAATCTGCCAGCATATCGGCTACATGGTTCCCGTATATTATAGGGTTGTTTACATCTTTTTCGTGTCCCCGTACTTTCATGAAACGCACGACCATCCGTCTACGCTCGCCCAGCTCTTGTTTTATCTTTTCTATAATATCCTTGTTTACCGTCGGTCTTAATTCCGGGTCTGTCATACAGCTAACCGCATACTGGCTATCGCTCCATATCGTAACCTTTAGAGGTACATCCTTTTTCATACTCTGCACGGCATGCAATATCGCCCTTAATTCACATCTGCTTATGGTGGTGTCGCTGTAGCCCTTGGAAATAAAGTATTCTTTTCCTTCTTCCTGGATATACACACCGCAACCGCCAAGACGTGACTTCCATTCACAACTGCCGTCGGTAAATATTGTTATTTCTTTTCTTTCCATTCTTTCAACTTCTTTATCAGTGCAATATCCATTGAATCGTCACGGCTTACCTGTACGTCAATGCCCTTGTTGACCGCATCCGTTACCTTTATCTTTCCGTCCAGCAATTCGCGTATCTGCATATCTATTGTGTCACTGGACAACAAAAAATAGACGTTCATTGTCTGCGTCTGCCCCATGCGGTCTATACGCCCGGTTGCCTGCTCCAGTTCTGCCGGGCGTTGCGGCAATTCGATAAACGCCATATTGTAACAATATTTCTGTAATCCGTCTATACCCGTGGATAATGATGCAATGTTGGCAAAAAGGAAAGTCTTTTCTTTCTTCCATGTCTCAACCTTCCGCATCTTCTCTTCCGTACCGTATTTCCCGGTCACAACCTCACTGTTCTTGAACTCCTTTCCAAGCCTTTCCAGTATGTCGGTTGTGATACCGAACACTATCATTTTTTCATCCTCGTTCGCCTCGCTCCACTCCTTCAAAAACTGGATAATAAACTTTATCTTTCCGTTTATAGACAGCTTTTTCAATCCAGACAACCTTACAAGCTGCTCCGCACGTATGGCACGTTCTGCCGCCTCTATGTCAATATTAGCCAGCCATTCGATAAAATCCTTTTCTGCCTTCCGATACTCCTTTTTATTGGTTATCGGTACATTCACTGTCTGTTTGATTATAGGCGGCAATTCGTTCACCACGTCTCGCAATTCCTTCCGGAAATAACAATAATGTCTTATTATTTTATTTAGCTCCATCGTACACGAAGCCCCAGTACATACAAGTCCAAACCGCGTTTTCTTTGCAGCGCAATATCTGTAGAGATAATATAACGAATCCGGGAATATCTCCTTGAACCTTCCAAGAATCCGCAATATATTGATAAGCTCCTGGGGTCTGTTCATAATTGCCGTACCGCTTAATCCTATTGTTTTTTCTGCATTCTCCACGATTTTCTGCACACATTTAGAGCGTATAGATTTCGGGTTCTTACATAGGTGTATTTCATCGATTACCGCTAATCCCCATTTCTTGGTAAGCGAACGACTGTAACGAAGTTTTACTTCTTTCTTACCTTCCTCCTTTGCGCTGCGTTTGAAAAGATAGTCATAATTTATTACCGTAACATCCGCTTTCCAGTCCGTGTTGGTCTCGTCCTTTGAATCAATCACATGTACCGTTCTGTTAGGGTTACACAACTTCCATTCGTTGACCCAGCTTTGTTTTACCGTTGCCGGACAAACCACAATGCAGGGGAATAGGTTAAGCAATTCTGCCAGTGCTATAGACTGCCTCGTTTTTCCTACACCCGGACCGCAACCGTTAAGGCAATTGCCATGATTAACCATATAGGACACGCCCTCTATCTGATAATCCCTTAGATGTAGCGGCAATCCCAGGTAATCGAACATTTCTTTCAACTCCTTTTCATTTACAAGGGGCTTGATTTCCTTTAGGGGTATTTCTATCTGTCTTTCCGGTTTTTCGTTCTTGAATCCGTTACCCTCCAAGAAATATTTTAACATTTGAGATTTTTCTAAAGAAGGTTCAAAATACCACTCTTTCAAAGCCGGGTTATATTTGGCTCCGAAATCACGTTTCATTTTATTTACAAAATTGGCGTTATAATTAAAGCCAATATAAACGTAGTCCTTATCTCTATACCAATATCTCATTACCAAAAGATTTACAAAAATAAGAGGCTTATTTTCTCAAACCAGCCTCTCCCACTATGTCAAACAAACAAAAGAAACTCAATCAAACATTGAATTTTTCCTTAAATTCCTCAAACGTGAAAACGGGTATTCCGTATTGTTCCGCTTTCTTTTCCTTGATGGTTCCCAATCCTTTTTCCTTCACCACCAGGCATGTTGTTTTCTTGCTTACAGAAGAACCTATCTTATGCCCCATGTCCGTTAATTTCTTTTCCGTATCGGGCGAACGAAATCCGGTAAATACAACCGTCATTTGTCCTTCAAAGGTCTTTTCTTCCAATCCGTAATAAGTTATAGGGATATGTGCGGAATCATCATCGTTCACCCACCAATCTTCAATACCTAAAACAAATGCTAAAGCTGTATTAAATCCGACACCTTCAACTTTGTCTTCAATGTCAGCCGCCCAACTTTCATCACATTCTTTTGCAAAATCAGCTACATCTTTACAAGTATATAACTTTAATCCGTCAAGAATTTTTTGGCATGTCTTTTCGGCTATTACACCCCCAAATTTATTATAGGCTGTCAATAATTTTGCAAAGTTCGTACCTTTCTTTTTTAAGTTTTCAAACTGTCTTGACAGTACCTTTGCACCTACATTTCCTATGCCTTCAATCTTCTTAAGGTCTTCCTCTGATAATAGAAGAATGCTATCCGGTGTCTTGTAGCCAGCGTTAAACAGTTTCTTTATTGTCGGTTCTCCGAACTCTTCAAAATCTAAAGTGTTGAAAAAATATACACATTTGGCAAGCATTACACCGTCACAATTTTTGTTGAAACAAATCAAGTCCACATTGTTTCTGTCCATCTCCAAAGGTTTCCCACAAACGGGACACTTGTCGGGCAAACAACTTTTTAAAGTAGGCCAAGACACGGTAAATATATGTTTCGGTATCACATCACCAGAACGGCAAATAATGACACGTGAACCTGGCATAATAAAATTATCCTTTACATAACGGGCATTATATGCTGTACATTTGGAAACCGTAGCTCCGCACAATTCAACGGGTGTAATGTCGATTACCGGGGATAATGTGCCGTCCTTTGAAATCTGCCATCTTACATTTTCTACCTCTGTTTCCTCTCTTTCTGACCAATCCGGGTTCTTGTAGGCAATTGCATAACGTGGGTTGCCGTTCGGCAATCTTCCAAGCTCTTTTCTTATTTTTGCGCTATCCACGTCTATAACAAGACCATCGCATTTGTAATCATTTGTTATGCCCTTGAAAATATTGTCCATATATTCATTAAACATCTTTTCGCTATGAATGATTGTTTCTACGAATGTTTCTACATAACGAACTTTTACAGATGAATTGTCATTCATAAAGGCAATCATGCTTACCTTGTCCCAGTCCTCGTTAGAATATCCATACCTTACATACTGCACATCCCTCATATTCGGAGATACAGTAGGAGAATTGACAAGACCAGCTACCGCATTTCTCGCAGACTTGTAATTTGTCCGCTTCTTTAATGTCAAGAAAGTGGAATTACGGAAAATGGCTTCTCCGAAAGTATAATATCCTTCCGTTCTTTTCACATCCTTAAATCCGTGGTTAATCATCTGTTCAAAATGAGAAGTACAATTCTGTCCTACCTCACCATTTCCTCGTGTCCATGCCTTCTTGTTGTACTCGTCCACACATAAAGAAATACCGTCAAATTTAGGAGTGATAATCAATCTGTCTTCATTTTTCAGTCCACATGACTTTACCCACCTTACAATCTCGTCATAAGTTTTTACCTTTTCCAGGCTGTACATTGGGATAGGAAGGGTTTCTTTTCTTCCCGAAACCTCGTCATTAACCCCTTTTTTGAACCAGTCCGCATTAGGATTAATCTCATAAAGCTGTTCTACAAGCGCATCAAATTCCGAATCCGTTATTTCCGGTTCACCTCTACGATAGGCGTTGTTATATTCTTTTATTTTACCCTCCAATACTTTAGGGTCTACATTTGATTTTACCATAGTTAAAATTCGTTTTTCTTGTTAGCAATAAAATAAATGTAATCGTCACTTCCGAACTTGAAATCCTTTCTCGGTCTTCCCTGCAACCGGGTATCTATTCCAACGGGATTCATTTCGGATAACTGGAAAGTAAGATGTTTGACATCCTCTGTTATATCCACCGCTCCGCGCGCCTCGTTAAACGGATTATCCCTTGTCTTCGTGGCAAAGTTCTCCACCAGGAACACTTTGTATGTTCCTAAAAAATTCACTGTTATAAACTTGTATCCCGTGAGAGCTACAAGCGTCCAGATATTTTCTATTAATTCGTTCACGTTACTAAAATTTTAAATTTTATTCCCTTATCACAGTGCAAAAATAAGATTATGTTATGACATACGCAACTGCTTATGCCATTTTAACATAAGATTAACATATCACCCACCGAAAAAGTCCTTAGTCATTTTATCCCTTTTAGCCTTGATAACCTCGCTAATACCGTCTTTTTCAAGACCTTTCTTGTATCTGTCTTTGAGGATAGAGGCTTTGTTTTCGTTGGATTGGGAACCGAAAGAAGCGAACGCCACGTTTATATCGCCTTCGCTTTCCGGCAATTCCTCACGATACCCCATCTGTTTTCCGCATACCTTACAATAAGGTATGTTAATAGGTACGGTTCCATTATTAGTATATTTAAACATCGGGCGCGTCTCTATGATTTCCTTCCCGAATTCCGTACATTCCTTGTTTTCGCATTTCCAGTATATCATATCTATTATCATTTAAAATGTCTACGTCCATATTCAGCCATCAACAAAGAATCAGCAAAGTTATCGTCGTCCTTTAGGCTCCTGCTGGACCGTTTTAGGCTCACATCCGGAAAAATACGGTGTGCAGCAACAATACTCATTTTCTTGTTGTCCTTTACCGTCTTGATTCCGTCATTTTTAGTTATCAACTTGATACCCTTGTGCATGTCCGACTGCCATTTTTTAGGCGGTATCTTAGTGTACGGCAATCCGGCAATTGCACAAAAAAATTCCGGTACGCACGAATTATAACCGAATGTAAACGTACCTTTTGCCGAAGAACCGTATAATGCGTGTACATCCTCTATTACAACGTGCCGGACTTCATACCCTTCGACAAAAGCAAGAAGTCTGTTTGCCGTCTCTATCATATCCACTACCTTAATGTCCCGGAAAATAGGTTCAGCCTTGATAAAGGTTCCATCTTCCGCAATCATTGATACGAACCCTTTTGTTCCGGGGTCAAATCCCATAAACACTTTCATTTTTACACCTCCAGTCTTGATATTCCGTTTTCCTTTATTACTTTAAGTTGCTTTATCTCGTCATTAAGTTTTGGTACATGCGTGACAATCAATATAGATTGTTTCAAAAATTCCGTAGAGGCTATTATGTTTTCAATGCCCAAAGAATCGCTGCTTTCCAATACCTCGTCCAGCAATAAAAAATCCATGCCTCCGTATTGTTTTGTCGCGTTAATCATGCTTTGTATCGCAATGATAAGGGCTACTTCTACACGTGCCTGCTCACCACCCGAATAAAAGAAAAAACTTTCCATTTCGTCACGGAAAACGTAGGGCGTTATCTCCTCTTTCAACGTTCCGTTTGCGTTCCGTTTGAAACCTTCAATCATCAGACGCAAATCACTTTTCATTTTCTTAAGTACGTCATTGGCTGCGCTCTGGATATTCTTTATCTGCTCCATAGCCAGGTACATCTTGAAATCCTTGAATCGGCTGTCCCACTGCTGTACCTTGAAAATACCGTTCTTTATGTCAAGAATTTTTTTGCTGCCTTCCTCTATGTCCTTGGAAAGTCTTTCTACCGCCTTTTCCTGGTCTTTGATAGAGGGTCTTTCTGCTTTCTGTTTCTTTAATTCCTCTATATACCCGGTCTTTGATTCAATAAGGGAACAGTTTGTTTCAACCTCTGAACGCATCTTTACAATGGAGTTTTCATATCCCTTCTTTTCACGTTCAAATTCCCTTATACGGTCTTCAACCTCCATCATCTTGTCAACCACCTTTCCACGACGTACACGCAATTTACGTTCTTCCTCTTCCGTTTCCTTCCGTACATCCTGGTATTGGGAGATAAGGTCTTCCAGTTCGTTTATAGAGGTCTCATATTCGTTTTTCTTTACCGTATTTTTGTCAATGGCTGTTTTATAAGCCTCTTTGTCAGCCTCCAATTCTTCAAAATCCTTGTCAGCATCCATAAAAAACTTATGATTGCAGTTAGGACACACAATGACGCCAGAAAGCAATACTTCAACCTTCTGTAATTTCTTCTCATAATCAGCTAATTTCAATGCGTAATCTTTACGCCTTTCCTCCTTGTTCGATTTGTCTTTCTTCAATCCGGCTATTTCCGTGTCTATCTCCTTATAGGTGTCCTTGTAAACATCCATATCGAAGCTTTCAAGCTCCTTGTTCACTTCTTCTTTCAGCTTTACAAGCCCTTCAATATCCTTGTCTACACCTTCGATATTCTTTTCCGCTTTGGGAATGCGTGTCTTTACAAGGTCTTCATTAAGAATTTGTAAAGAATATATTTCGGACTGAATTTCGCCTATTACACCCTTTTTCTTTTCTTCCGGGTCTTCGTTCAACACTTGCTGAATCTGTTCCTCATAAGCTTGTTTCTTGCCTTCTGCGACATTTTTCAAACATTCTTCTTTGTGCAATTCTTGTTCCAATATTCCAACCTTTTCAGAAATCACACCTTTTGTTTTGTCAATATTGGAGAAATTGACAAAGCGGCTTATTAAGGCAAGTTTTTCGGTATTGGAAGAACGAAAGAAAGACGAATAATTACCCTTTGTTACGATATAGTAGGACTTGGCGTCTTCCGGTGTAATCTCAATCCAATTAATCACGTATTTATTCGCGTCCAACACTGTAGCTACTGTTACGGGTGTCTCCGTATCATCTTTCTTTAAGGTCAAAGATACCTTGGAAGAACTTTTCAACGGAATTGTACGCTCAATTATCAGCGTTTCTTTACGTTTTTGACAAAATATTTCAACTTTGGTATAAGCTTCTTTCGTTCCTTTACGTATCAGTTTCTTGTCTTCCTTTCCTCTTAAATTAACGCCATATATCGCGTAGAACAAGCCTTGTGACAAACTTGATTTTCCGCTACCATTGGAAAGCTGGTCTTCCTCGGTTCGGTTCTCTCCAGTCACTCCTAAAGTCTGCTTTGTAAAGGTGTAATCAAGTTCTTCAAATGACAAAAAATTTCTTAATATCAATCTTTCGGGATACATAACGTCTCTATCAATTTATTTTTAATTTCATTAAACAAATCCTTATCCGATAACGCTTTTTTAGCGTTATCCATTCCCTGTCCTAAACGTGTCTCGCCATAGTAAAACCAGGCACCCTTTTTAGAGCAAATTCCCTCTCTTATAGACATATCTATAAGCTCCTGTACCGTATCAAATCCTACACCGTATTCCAACATTACCTGGCATACACGGAAAGGGGGTGCAATCTTATTCTTTACAACCTTTATTTGTGTCTTATTGGCCGTTGCCACTCCATCGGTCTTTTCCGTGCCTATACGGGCAAATTCCGCTCTTTGAGTAGCGTAGAATTTAAGTGCTTCGCCTCCTGGTGTGGTTGTTGTAGGACCGAATCCCATACCCCCGATTTTCTGCCTCGTCTGATTGATACATAGGAGGATGTTTCCGTTTTTCTTACATACGTTTTTTAAGATACTTAACTGCTGTGACATAAGGCGCGCCACAAGCGCTATCTTTGCATCTCCTGCCTCACCCTGCAAAACAGCTTCCGGCACCAATCCGGCAACCGAATCAAGCACTACCAATCCGATTTCCGGCACCTCCAGCATCTCACGCACGATTTCAAGCGCCTGTTCCGCACTATCCGGCTGCGACATTATCCACTTGTCGCGGCTTAAATCAACTCCAAGTGCTTTTGCATATTCCAGGTCAAGTGCTTGTTCTGTATCTACATACCCCACCGCTTTCCCAAGCGTTTTCTGTACGGATGCACTTAGATGCAATGCCGCAGAGCTTTTGCCGCTCGAAAATCCTCCGTATATTTCGTGTATTCTTCCAAGCGCAAAACCGCCTCCCAATATTTCATCTAATGCCATGCTGCCGGAAGACACAGTGTCTACCTTTATATCGTTGCCTACTACCGCTTCCTTTCCGAAACGTTTCTCTATTCTTCCAAATAATTCTTCCAATCCCATTATAACACCTCCTTTAAAATTTCCATTCCTTCATTATAGGAGTAATCGTTCTGTTCGCAAAATCCCTTGAATTTTTCTGCAATATCGGAACCGGACAAAGCTTTGATTTCTTCTGCTGTCTCCACCTCTTCCGTTTCCAGTTCTACGGACTTAACTTTGACATCCACACCAAGCTTTCTATACTCTTCCTTGTCAATGGAGGAAATTGCATCTTTCGTACCTACGAATTCCACGCGCACAAAATCTTCCTTGTTTTTCTTCTGAAAATCTTTTACAATCTTATCCGCTTGCTTGAAAGTCGTGTTTTCCAGGTTCACAGTAACCTTTCTGTATCGCTTCCCTGTTGACGGAATAAACGCGTATGTAAAATCATCATCCAATAACCAAAACCCCTTTTTATCGTCTTCTCCGAAATTGTTCTGTGTGATGCTTCCAAGGTGTACAATATTTTTACCTATTTCCTGGAAATCGTGATAATGTCCAGAAAAGACCATGCCGAAATTTTTAAACAAAGAAGGTTTTATATCACTTTCTACCTCGCTACCGTCATTATTCCTGCTTCCCTGGAAAGCGATATGAGTAAACAGTATATGCGTCTTATGATTCTTTTCCTTCAACACATCGCCCATCCCTTTTAACCATATCGCATTGTCGAAAAACGGCATAAAATAGCATATTACACCACCTATCTCGAAAGCGTCCAAATCAGTTATCAATCTGAACCCTTTATGATACTTGAACGCATCCAGAAACGACCTGTCCGAACTATAGTCACTCTTATCGTGGTTTCCAGGAATACAATATACTGTGTGTTCCATCCTCGCATACATATCAAGGATAGAGGAGAAAGCATTTAAAACGTCCTGTCTCTGTGATATACGGGAATCGAATATATCGCCAAGCCACACATGATTGGTTATACCGTTGTCTTCCGCTACGTTCAATTCCTGCCTTTGCAATTCCGTTATTTCTTCGATATTGGACGGCTTCAAATGCCAGTCTGTACTTATTATCATTTTCCCGGTCATAATGCAGTTACCTTTAATGTATTGTCAAGATTTTTCAAAACATTATCTTTCTCTACTTCCTTGTCAAAATAGAAGCTTTCCCAGACATTGGATATTTTCAAAGCGATTCTGAACTTCTGAGTTGACTGTGAATATCCCTCGTCATTGTATCTGCTGATAGAGGTAATCTTTATCCTCTTGTTATTTATCTGCACAAACATTTTACTACCAAATTAAATAAGTTCCACTTAATCCTACAAACACATCAAAATCCTTATTGAATACTCCATATCCGGCACCTACCGACACACCGAAACCGAATCTTTTCTTTTTCTCCGGTTTGGTCCACATCGTGACATCGCCTATCTTTCCGGGCAACTGAGACGTTATCTCCATACGGTTATTGTCTCCTATACGCTGGTTTGTCAATAAAAACTTGTTGGTTATATTAAAGTTAATCTTATACTTTGCCAGGTGTGTAGCCCATACCTGCAAGTCATATCCCACCGTATCGGTTTCTTCCTTGAATGTATAGAGGCTGTCCGTTTTCCTCAATTCGGAAACCTCTCTTTCCAGTCCTTCATACTTGTATTTCCATTCAAATTCCACTGCCTCTACAAGTGCTTCCTTTTCCTTCAATTGATTGTACAATTCTTTGTTTTCTTTCTTCAGTTTAGAAAAGCTTTCAGAATTATAAATTTTTGTGTATCGGTTCAAAGAATCAGTATAGAATTCTACTTCATATATCAACCTTTCGTTTTCCCTTGCCTTCTTGATAGATAGAAATAACAATACGAGTAATATTATCATTCCCGAAATGAGAATTATTCTGTAAAGATTTTTCATAATAATAGGAATAATGGAAGGGTAGAAATTACCCTTCCTTGTATGATTTATTTTGAAGTTCTTGCTTTCAAGTTTCTCAACCGTGATGCAATAGAGTTAGGAACGCTTGCTGATGCTTCCCTTTCTTCAACTGCCGTATCTTCCGGTTTCGTCTCTTCTGTTCCTTTTTCTTCGTCTTCCGGCTCTTCGTAATCCTCAAAAGGCAGTTCGCCACCTTCCTGTGCAATGTCGTACCATTTACGGAGTTCGGCTACGGTCAACTCTTCCGGTAATTCCTTGTCTTCGTAGTTATCGGCAATGTAGGCACGGAGTTCTTTTTTGAGGTTCGTCAATGTAGGATAACCGCCTGCTTTCTTTTCCGTCTTTGTTGGCTCTTCTTTCGGTTCCTCCGTTTTCACCTTCTTTGTTTCGGGGGCTTTTTTAGGAGCTTTCTTTTCCTTGATTTCGTCCTCTTCCGGAACCAATTTGTCAAGTTCTTCGAGTTTGTTCAAGAATACGTCGTCCTGGAAAATACCGTATGATTGTTCCTCGTCGATTCTTTCCAATCCTTCCAACTGCATATCCCAGTCTTTACGTGAAAATACGTCCACATACATATCATCCAGGGTAGGCAATTCCTCCATGATACCGAACACTTCGTCTGATACACGGTTTTTAGCAAAGAAATCGTCCCAAGTCTGACGCTTATTAGCATCCGGCATACCACAAGTAATGTCAAAATTTTTCTTTTTGTTTTCGTCCGTGGTGACATTGACAATCAACGGATAACCTTCGTCCGGGTCAGAAAAGATGTCAAGATTAATAATACCATCGTCAGAACCGCCTGCGCGCTCCATAGAAATGTTCTTCATTTTCTTCCACCAATCCGGGCGCAAATCAAGGCGATACACGTCATTTTCTGCCCATACATAAGCCACATAGTTAAGCATGGCCTTCATGCCCCATACCCACTGTTTCTGCTTGTTGCGGTAACCGCTGATGGGATAAAGGAATTTTGCACGCTCGTCCTTGTCCTGGATATCATTTGCCAGGTTATACACATGACTGATATAGGTTAATACTGCATCCTCACCGTTCATGCGGTTGCTGTGGATATCAGAAGTAAAGACGTCTTTTTGTCTAATTTCCTTCTTTCCGGTGTCTTTCCCGTCCTTGTCATATACCGCACATTCGATAGGAAGTTTAACCGTCTTTCTCGGCATATAGGGTTTTCCTGTCAACGACGGCAATACGCGCAATACATATCTTCCGTCTTCGCTCAGATTAAAAAATGAGGCCCTGCCGCCCTGTCCAAAACCACCGCCCATTGTTGCGGCTGCTTTCCCTACTGTTTCGTCAATTGATTCAACACTCGCTTTCTTGTACTTACTTCTGTCAAATACCATAATACAAAATTTTTAAAAATTAATAATCAGTTTTTACTATCTTAAAAGTATTTATCTTTCCTTCAATAAGCTCTTTTTCAAAGTCTTGCGGTACAATCTTTGGCAACAAATTGTTAAGTTTCTTGTCCTTGCTTTGTACTGCCCAAAATAGGGTGTCTAACTTGTCTCGCTTCGATTCTATCTCAATAAGATTCATCAAATTTTTCTGATATTGCTCATTAAGTAATATAGCATCCTCCAGCCCTTTTTCGGTCAGTTTAAATGATTCTCCGTCAATCGTTATTCTTCCTCCATTTGTAGCCGCTTCCCTCCTTAATTTCTTCCTCAAATTAGCTGCAAACACATCACAAAACAGTTTCTCTTCCTTCGCTTTCTTTTCGTATTCAACTTTCATTAGACCGACCTTGTTAAGCAATCCAGATACCGTTACCGCCTCTCCATAAAGATTCGAGTAATTGATTGTCGTAACATCATCGAGTTCTATCTCCTCGTCCTTGTCCGGTGATACCAAAACAACGGTCTTGGTACCGATTTCTACCATAATTTTCATATCAAAAATATTTTACGTCAATACTGTAAACAATGAATTAACATTCGCCTGCAAAATATATTCTCCTCTGAACTTATCCCACACAATCACGCCATTAACCAACAAAATGTTCTTTTTACTACCCCTTAAAAACTCTCCGTATTCTTCAAACAACTCTGGAAAAATAGTTACATTTATAAACTCATAATTACTTTCCAATACTATAGTGGCAAATATGCCCTTCTTGCTTTTCCTCTCTATTATTTCAATCACATAACCGCCTATCACGGCACGACGGGTTTTCTTGGAATTAATGTCCCAAAATTTTATCTGAGACACGTCCTGGAACTCCGTTTCGTCGTCTAATTTAGGCATATGATATTCATTCACCAAATCATAATAATCAAAAAATGCAAAACCGGACGTTCTTTTTTGCTGCAACAGCCACCACCAATTATTACGTTCTTTGCGAACTTTCATAATATTGGTAAGTAAATCCTTATCCTCCAATACTTTGACCCGTTTATTCTCACGATACATCTCAATAAGCGCCAAACGGTCTTTCGGTTCCTGGATATTCTCTAATTCGTCAAATGCGCCTGCAAATATCAAGTTCTCAATGACAGATTTATTTACCGGACTGCCTTTAATCACACATCGGTCTATAAATTCCTCCAAGGAGAAAAACGGACCATTCTTCTTTTTCTCTTCCGATATATATTCCTGCGCCCTTTCTCCGCATTGCTTTACTGCATTGAATGCCCAGTACATGCTGCTTGTCCGGTAATCGGACACGATATTTACATCTGACTTGTTGATGTCTACCGGATGTATCTTTATCTCACCGGACTGCTGTATTTCGTTTACATAATAGGGTATCTTTTCGTCCTTCGCAAACGAGAATGTAGCACTCCAATACTCAATAGGATAATGTACTTTAAGCCATAGGCATATATAAGCGGTCATACCATAACATACGGAGTGACTGTTACATGTTACGACACCTTCCCCAGTGACAAAGTTATGTTCCGGGTGGTCTATCTCAACATCATAGGTCGGTTCCACATCCATCACATAAGCAAAAACGACTTCCACATTTACCCTCATGCCATGTTTATAGGTATACAACACATCTCCCTTTCTTAAAAGGAAAGCGTATTTATGTCCTTCCGGTGTAGGGAATTTATGGTTTCCGGAACATCTCACTGTTGCCCCGTCGCTCGTTTGTATCTTATAGATGAAGCGTTTCCCTGCATATCTTATTCCCTTTACTTTGGTAGGAATAAATTCACCGTACTTTCCCATCGTTACTGCTGGAATGTCCTCAACTCCTTTTTCATACAGTTCTTTGATTGTTAATTCATTAGGGTAAATCTTCTCGTCTCCATGCAAGCACTTATTAAACGAATATTTCGCAAACTCCTCCATCTGTTTCCAAAGATTTTCCGCATATTCTTTTGTAACTCCTTTAGAACCGTACTTCTTTACATACCCGTTCACGAAATCATCCCCGTACTCCTTTGCTTTCTGTAATAGTTTTTTACCTAAAACTTTCCGAACTGAATCGCACTTCTCTAAGTTAAAATCTGCTAATTTTTGACAAAATAACATAATTTGTTCCTGGAACAACATCAGTCCATAAGTGTTCTCCACCACTTCTTCCCCACCTATAGGCATTTCTTCCGTCCAGTCCTTTTCCCCGTTCTTCCGCAAAATATATTCATTGTGAAAATTGTTTTCCATAGGTCCGGGTCTATAGAGGGCTACACATGCAGACAGTTCGTTTATGTTTTCCGGCTTCATTTTTACACAATATCCCGATAATCCGGCTGAACCAAGCTGGAAAACATCGCCCAGCCATCCTTTGCCTGCATACTCAAACACTTGCTTATCATCCAAAGGAAGACTGTATATATCAACGTCTATTCCGTGGTTTTCCTTTATCAAGCGTAACATTTCCTCGAACTTATCCAACTGGATAATCCCCAAAACGTCTTCCTTTAAGAAGCCTGCCTCTTCCACTTCTGAACCTTCCCAGTCTGTAACCACAAGCCCTTTTTGTGTATGTACGGGCATCCACTCATAGGATGTTTTCCCGTCCGGCAATACTACGGTTCCGCACGCATGCACTGACTGGCTTTTAGGCGAACCAAGAATTACCATCATATCATTAAACGTTTCTGTATGTTCCTTGACAAACTTCTTTAGGTCCTCTTTCCCACATACAGTCTTGAAAAACTCTTCTATCGTCTTTTCTTTATCATCTCCAATACAAGCGGTAAACCATCTGTATAACTGTACTGGTATGCCATCTGCACGCGCCATATCGGATATTGCTTCTTTTAGCTGGAAGGTGGTGTAGGTACCAAGCGAACAAACCTGCTCCTTTCCAAACCGCTCTTCCATGTAAGCTTTTATTTCATCCCGTCTTCTGCCGGGAAAATCTGTGTCAACTCGTTACCCCCGAAGGGGTCAGATATCGGGCATTGACCCTAATACGGTCTTTGCCCGACGCTTTATTTCAATATTTTTTACTATCATACCATTACTCGTTTATCAGTTCGTCACCTTCTTTTAACTCTTTGGCTCTAATTATCATTTCCTCGTCATTCCGGACAATCTTTATAAAGGTATTCCCGGATATTTCCTTTTCTCCATTTATCGTTATTATCTCTTCCTCTTCATGCCGAATTAAACGACCCTTTGTCAAAAATCGACTGAATAGGAGTTCGTATTCCAACGGGTTTACATTGACAATACCAAGGAGATAAGAAACGAGACTTCCAGCGCTGCTTCCGCGGCCCAATCCGACCAAAATGTTATTGTCTCTTCCCCATCTAATAATATCCCTCAACATCAAAAAATAGTCCACTACGTCGCCTTCCTCTATGATGGATATTTCCGTGTTAAGTCTTTCTGTCAGTTCCTCTTCGCTGTATCTGTCCAGTATTTCTGGATGTTCTGCCAGTCCGTCAAAGACAAGCGATTCAAACATTTCTGTATTGGAAGCATATTTCTTTTTCTCCTCTTCCGTCATTACATATTTAGGTGCGTGTCTTACCTGTGTTTCCAGCAAATAATTACAGTTTACCGATATGTAATTAAGATTTACCAAAGCTTCTTCAAACAGTCCGAAAAACTTGTCTTCATTCAATATCAGTTTTGACAATTCTTCGTAATATTCCTGGTAATTCTTCATATACTGGTTGTCACTCTCATAATTCGCAACCTTTGCCAGCCTGTTAAGCTTTTCCCTTATAGGAGCATACCGCCTTTCAAGATACCAGGCGTCACATACCGCCACGGGTTTATATACACCCACGAATTTTTTCAGATTGTCAAGATATTTTTTATCCCGGTCATTCTTCTTGTATTCCACAGTATCAAGCTGGTAATAGGTATCGTTCCATTTTCTTGACAATATGGGGAGATTTTCAAACATACATGTTTTCGGGTCAAACAACAAGAAACACCCGTCTTTCATTTCTTGCAATTCCTTTTCCGTGATAAAGCCTTTTTCGTCGACATTCAGAATCTTATTTATTTTCAGTAGGTTATTCCATCCCTCCTTGTCCTTGACTATCAGCTTTACTGTATATCGCACGTCCTTCTGCTCGTTATATACAGTAACTTCCATACCGAATATAGGTCTTATATCACTTTTTAGACACGCATTCTGAAACTTGAACGCTGATGCAAGCGTATTCTTTTCGCATATACCAAGCGCTTTTATTCCTAAAAATTTCGCTTTTTCTACCCAATCGGAATAAGAGTGCATTCCGTTCATCAATTCAAAATTGCCGTGCACACCTATATAGGTGTCAAATCTCAAGCTTTCGTCAAACAAATTTGCCTTTCCGATATACTGCAATCGGTTAAGTTTTACTTTATTCTCGTCTCCCTTTTTAAGGTAATACCATACATCACCGAACCGGAAGACATAGTTGTCGCATTCCGTTCTGTCTCCTACCCACTGGAACGAATCGTCAAAGAAAATTCCGTTATCCTCTTTGTCCCATTGGAAAGGTTCAAACAACTCGAATGTTTGCCCGTCAATCTCTATAATATAATTATCCAAAGCATTGAAAGACAGAAAGTTATCCTCCAAATATTTGATTAAATCTTTATACAGTTCATCCATATTTTTAGGGTATAAAAAGGGAGTGAAGCGTATTTACTTACACTCCCTGTGAAAAATCAAATCTAATAAAAAACGGCAAGTTTATGATTTGTCAAAATGGTTTCTACAGCAAACGGAAACAACGTTGTAATGCGTTCCCAGCTCTTTTGCAATCCGGCTGAATGACCGACCGTCATTCTTTGCAAGTTCTTCCCATACCTTATATGATATACTCCCTTTCTTGTACGGGTTTTCTCCTTTAGGTGAAAGATTGAACTTTTTCTTTACATACCCTTTTTGGGTGTTTACAGATACCTCCTTTGCATATTCTTCAAGCGTCTTTCCCTTTGCTTCCAGTCTTTCAACAACTTGTTGCAAAAGGTCTTCCTTTCTGAATCCGGAAACATTCTGTATTCCAAGCTTCCGACCAACATTTCTTAAAGTCAACAAAGAAAATTCCATACATCAGTCCTCCTTTTTCCCGAATACGGCATCTTTAATCTGCTGTACTCGTTCTTCCGTTGAACCGGAAACAGAAATGTAGGGTATTCCGTAATTATCGACAATCTGCTTTATTTTCCGGTCTATTTCTTTCTGGTATTCTTCATCTTCCGAACGGACCTCATCACCTTGCAATCTGAATGTGATAGGAAGATAGACAAGTAAAGGGAATTCATATTTTCGCTTTACAATCTGTCGTTTCTCCTTAAAGTCTTCTTCTGCCAGGTTATTATATTCCGGGTCTTTCGGGCTGCAATTATCAAAAAGCCATGAAGTGTAGGCATTCACATCAATAATACATCTGTCACTAATGGAAGGTTGTTTCATAGCATCTTCCATTATTTGGGTGTATTTGTCGAATATTTTCTTTTGTGATTCAGAAGTACCCTCCTTATTGATGGTTATTTCTTCCTCCTCAACCATCGTTCTGACAACATTCGTGTAAAACTTCCAGTTGTCGAATTCCGGTTCATTCTGTAAGGCTTTCAATAGGGTTGTTTTCCCCGTACCCTGCGCCCCGGTCATTAATATTTTATCATAATTTCTCATCTGTTGTCTCTTGCTCCATGAATTTTGTCACGTTGTTTACGCGAAAACAGTTTTTCTATATTCTGCTCGGCAATCTTTTCCGTATCAAGACCGACGCGGTTAATCATACTGTTTATAACCTTCCAGGCGTTTTTCCAGGCTTCCAAAACAGCTTTCTTTCTTGCTTCCGGGAATACATTCTGCTCGGCTTCTTTCCAATCGTCACGCAACCACTTTTTAACCTGGTCTGCAATCTTTCCGACTTCCACGGGCAAATCAAACACGCCTGCACCTTCCGCATTTGTCAAAGCTTCTTTCCAATCCCAACCTTCAATATCAAGATTACACTCTTTGCGAATCATGGCAAGATACCAAAACATATCTCCGATTTCTTTAGAGATTTCTTCCGTTTCTGCCTCGTTATTGATTTTCTCATAGGTTTCTCCCATCTCCGAACACAAACCAAGTGTCACATAGGACAAAGCCACTTTTTCGTTATAGCAAGCTGTAGTAGCCGCCTTTTCTTCATACTCGAAATAATTCATACTTTTGTTCTTTAATTACACTGCAAATATAACAATTAAATTTTGAGATAAACAAATGTTATCTCCATTATTTTAAGTCTTTCATATCTATTTTTTCTAACCATCTCATTTTGAAGTAGGTATAAGGAATCTGTTCCGGTATGTCATTAACCCATATTACCACATTATCGTCATTTGGATGGTTTATTTTCACCTTATATTCCTTTCCCTTGTATATCACTATAGTGCCTGGTTTCAATAGGTGGAACCTGTCCCAAAACATAACCGACTTTTTCGTTTTCTCCGAATATTGCAAGTTCGGCAACCCGTATTCCTGCAAAAATTCCTTCAAATAAAAATCAGAAAACGCCTTGTCGCTATCGAACATCGTACCAAGACGGAACCTTTGTTTCAAGTTCAGAATTTTTGCTTTCTTCTTCTCCGCTATGTCCTTATATATCTTCACAAGCTCGACACTTTCTATACGATTGTAAACTATCGAGCGTAATCTACAACTCAAATACTCCAATTGCAAGTTAATTACAAACTGCTCCAGACTGATTTTCCGCGATTTTTCCATATCCTTATTTTTGACTTCAAATCTAACAAAAATAAGGATAAATGGCAAAAAATCAATACTATAAATGCTTAGTATAATAATTAATCGGTTCCGTCATATTGTCAAGCGCCCATAGGAGTTCTTCCTGTGTTGCGTCCCCAGGGTCTTTCTTTTTATCTTCCAGTTCGGCAATCTGCACATTGAAGTACCTTTGTAGGGTCATTGATACCGTTTTAATCATTTCCGGTTTGTCCGGGTCATACATCAGAATCACGTTTCTTATACCTGGCTTGTCCCTCAATAGCCTTATCTGGCTTAACCCCATATTGTTACCGAATGTAAACACGCACTTTATATCGGGCGATTCATAAAGGTGCAGCTTCGTGTCTACCGATATGTAGTCGAACATTCCTTCCACGATTATAACCGTGTCCGTCTCGTCCGTTATATTGTCATATCCTCCTATCACATGGGAGAATCCGTCACGTGAATTTTCATATCTCAATACAAGCTTTTCCGTACCCTCCTTAAACCTTTTAAGGTTCTCCTCGTGCCATTCCTTACTTTTTTTTGAACGTGCCAGCCATGCGGCTAATTTGCCGTTCATGGTAAACTGGAATATGAACTTATCGTGCAGCTTTCTTTCAAGAAAGAATTTTGTTTCTGTCGGACGGAATTCTTCATAATATCTTTTCACGAACCCCCTCTTATCCAAATATTCATCCTTATCTATATATTCCAATTTTTTAGGAAGGGTGCATTCCTTGATTTCCTCTGTTGTTTCCTCTTCTTCGTCATCTATTAGAGGGGTCAATTTCTGCATTTTTACCGTGTTTTCATAATCCTGCTTTATAAGGTCTTTCCTTCCTATCTTCTCCAGGAACTTTTTTAAGGTGGTCTTCATACCACATTTGAAACAATGGAACGCACCGTTATTCCCGACATCGTTGAATTTTATACCCCATTTCCCTTTTTTATTGCAAAAAGGGCATTCCTTGTTCCGGTCTTGCATGAACCCCTTTGCCCCAAAAACGGACAAATTCAGTTCGGATATTACTTCGTTTTTGTCAACTCTGAACATCTTAAACTTAAGCTCTTTCTAACGTTACTCGTTCGTTACCTCTTTTGTAATTTTGATACCAAAAACAATCTGACGTTTTTACAAAACCTTGTAATTTAAGTTTTTTCTAACTTCCACATCTCTAAATTACTTTTGTACTGAATCGTTTTCATAACCTTTATCTTTTACTCGTTTGACTTCTTTTTCTTGTCTCCCTTAAGAAGACACTACAAAGATAAGATTATGTTATGACATACGCAAGTGCTTATGTCTAAATCACCTCTGTTTTAACATCATTTTGCTTTTCACCGCCTTCGTCCTTTTTCTTTCTTGTCTTCTTTTCAGAAGTAGAGGACGTGAAACCCTTGTCACCTCCGTAATATTCGGCTGTCAGCGCCTTGTCACAAAAACGTCCCCTGCCGTAATCCGTCACAATAGGGAAGGTATCTTTTACCGTATCATAATCGCGTACCTTATCCATATAGATACGCATTATGTTCTGTTTCTTTTCCTCTCTTGTCCGGTTCCCGGTAAACACAAAGGAAAACGGCTTTACAAGTGTCCTGTCCCCTTCCGTATAGCTTCTGTCTATCACTTTGTCCGAATTGTCCCATATTTCCAACGGCACATTTCCGGCTTGTGCTGCCGTAAATCCCACCATTTTAAACTCTACACATAAATTTTTCAAAAGTTGTGCACATGTCTGTAATTTTTCTTTTTTGAATGTAGGGTTATTGTCTACAACTCTATTTGTTCCTGTTGCCACAAGGTCTAACGAATCCAATATCAATACATGCGGATAATAACCGTTTTTCTTGTAATAGGAAACTATCACGTTACGGATATCCACCATAGTAGCCTGCCCGAATTTTTCAAAAGAATAAACATCTATGTCCTTGGAATAGGATTTCATGTTTTCAAAAGCCTTTTCTATTTTCTCGGCTAACTTGTCATCTATGACACCTTTTCTGATGTTCCCGTATTTTTGCCCGGTCCAAAACTGGTCGTATCTTTCCAGACACGCACGCGCACCGCCCTCCAACTGTATATGCAAGACCGGGTGTCCGTCAAAAGCTGCCTGCATACCGTGATATCTCAATACAGTAGACTTACCGACACCCGAACGCATTATCCATAACACGGTATCTTCCATTGTGGCACCGCCTTCTGAAATCTGGTCTATCTTATCAAGTCCGAACATTACGCGTGACGGAACTTCCCCCTCCTCTTCTTCCCGTCTTCTCTTCATTCGCTTATCAAAATCAGAAAACACTTTCTGAAAACCGCCTGCCTCATGTCTTAATGATAGGGATAATATTCTTTGGCTCTCTTCCGCATTTACCCGTATAGCGTCTTCTTTCTTTCCTTCTTCGTACAAATCATGTACTTTTTTAGAAAGTAGCTGGAATTCCACATCTTTAATGTACGCTTCCAACTGGTCTATAATAATTTCCTTGTCTACTTTAGCGGCTGCCTGCACAGCGTCTATCGCTTCAATCACAAAATCACTATCAGCGTATTTTTGGGACACCACGCCCAAAGAAGGAACCTTATCTTTTTCCTTCAATACTTCTGTTGCCTCTTTTAATAAGAATTTGAACCCTGCCCACTCTTTGGGTATCAATTGATAAGACAGATGATTTACCACTATCCGGGTAATACTCAAATCCATGTATACAAGTTTGAATAATTCTGCCATAAATCCGGCAGATAGTTTTTGCGCCACGTTACTAAAATTTTAAATTTTATTTATCAAATTCGTATTTATATCATAAAATATTTACTCTGATAGGGTTAAACGCTAACCCACTACCGATTATCTGCCGTATGGCAGAATCACCGAATACTTTTCTTGCTATTCCTATTGAACCGTTTATATCCGCATTAATCAACTGATTTACAGACGATTGGAATAATCCGCGTTTCTTTCTTTTTCCAAGATAAATATCATGTTTTTCGAGAGTTTCAAAAGCCAAATGGTCTACTTTGGATGTATAGCTTTCTTCCGTTATCTTTACATCAATACCCAATAATTTTGCTTTGTAGGAAATTTTATCAACAAGATTTGAAAAAGGAATTTCAACAAATTTCTGATTATTCTTCTTTCCAAGATTGATATTCTGCTTCCAGTTCTTGTTAAGACCTATTACTATCGTACCTATATTGTTTTTCTTGCAAAAATCAATGATAAACCTGCTGATTTTGTGCATCTTATCATTAATCCAAAGATTGCGGTAACAAATCAGTCTTTTCAATCTTTTTGAAATACCCTTATCTCCTACAAAAGACATCCATTTTGCTTTTGTTTTGTTGAACCATTGATTAAAAGATTTTACAACTTTTCCGTTTACAATGAAAAACCTTTGGTTTACATTGTTGGTACATGTACATAAATTGTTCAACCCTAAATCAATCGAAAGGAAATTATTTTTATTTAAATTCAAATTATCTTCCTTTCTTTCATAAATCACTTCCACAACATAACATGTTGCTTGCGGTACAATTCTTACTTGTTTAAGTTCTTCTTTCTTTACATTTGTTTTAATTGGTTGTATAATGTTTTTTGCAAAGTAAATGTGATTATTTCTGATTCTACAAGCATTGGTTGTGAAAACAATCATGTTTTGCTTTTTACCGCTTTTGTATTTCGGTAATTTGGGTTTTGAGTGAAACTTTGAAGGATTTTTCTCAAATTCCTTAACACCTCTCATCCATCCTTTTATAGATGAAAACACTTGTGCTATCACTTGTTGAGAAATAGCACAAGGTAAATTCCTAAAATCAAACTGATTTTCTCTGTTTAGTTTTGTTGAAAATTCATATTCTTTCAAATAATTCTTTGAGAAAATGCGTTGCCGGACGTTGTACAAAACATAGTTGTACAATAATCCGGACTTGTGGCAAACCTCCTCAAATCGATTATCCTTAATAATATGTCTTTCAACCAGTCTCATTGCTCAATCAATCTTATTGTCAGAAATTTCAAATTTAAAAATAGGGCTACAAACGTAACCCTTTAATATGAAGAAAACAAATTGCTATTGTTAAATCAATCCAACCGCTTTTCTTAAAAAATCTCCTGCATTCTCTACCGATATACCCAATTTCTTTTGTATTAGAATCATCATTTCATTAACTTGTTCTTGTGAATCCAAATTCCCTTTTACAAACTCCATCATGATGAATTTCTCTAAAATTCTTTCTTTCATAATCTTATCTTTTTGTTGTTTGACTTTTCGTTTATCTCTTTCTCACATTGCAAAGATAAGATTATGTTATGACATACGCAACTGCTTATGTGTAAAATGTGGGTTGTTTAACATCATTTCACAATAAAAATAGTCTAATTGTTAGAACAATAGTCGTAATGATAAAGATTAATGCAAAATGTTTCCATATTTTTACATTAGCCTCTAAACCGTGCTTCTGTTTGTCAAACTCGCTTAACGCATAATTCAAAGCCTCGTCTTTCAGCCCCTTAAGCTTGTCATTCAAAGCCTCGGTTATATCGTCTGCGATAACATGCTTCACCTTTTCTGACACGGATTCCGGATATCCTCTTTCCTCATAGTTCAATTCACTCAACAAATCATGATGAAATATATAAGGTATTCCGTTCACTTCGTAGGAAAGTTTGATACCGCTATCTTTGACGTATTCCAAAAACTTTTCCTCGGCAATCTCATTTATCCTTTCTTGGTTAAATTCTGACTGCTTCTTTATCTCGTTAAAATATTCCTTGTCAACAATCACACAGTTGTTTTCAAGTTGCATTACATGTGCTTCCATAGTTATTCTCCTTTCAATTTCTTTATCAGTGCATCAGCAAAACAAATACTCAATTTTGCCATTATACTTGAATCAACATTTATAAATTGTTTCTGTGAATTGCTACAAAATCCTTGCATTGCAGCTTTCGCCAGTTCATAACGCCTCTGTTCCCAATCAATTTTCTTTTCTTCCATCTTTAACCTCCTTATTAGTTTTAACAAACCCCTTTTGAATGCACCAACACAGCATATAATAGGCTGCATCAATTAATAAATCATCAGTAAAATGTTTGAGGCAATCATCTATATCTTCAACATTTCGATATGCTACAGTGTCTCTTTCAATCATCCATACAAACAATATTTGTTTGGACGGAAATGGATTCAAATAATGTGGCAGCTTATCGAGAATGTCCTGCAAGGTGTAAGTAGGGGTTGTTTCCCAAAAATTAGAATCCAGTTTTTGGTTTATTACATACTCATAGATTTCAAGCTCCCACGTTACAGATTTATGTGAGATAGCGCGACACCAGCACATACTTGCATCACCCGTATCTAATCCAAGCTCCTGCAAGTGCTTCATCTGCTCAATTGATAATACTTGTTTTGATTTCATAATTCGTAAGATAAAATTACAACCGTTAATGCAATGAAAATGATTGCTACTATCAAGGCGATAGATAGACATCCCTTTTCGTATTCTTCATCTTCCGATGGTGTGTTTTCGTTATACCAATCTAATGGATGTTTTAATTTCATTTCTCACTCCTTTCTTTCTCCTTTTGAGGAAGTCACATCGACCATACAGCCGCACTTCGTACACTTTCTATGCGCATTGTTGGGGTTGTTTATCCATCTATGCCCTTTTCTGTTTTCTGCGCCTAACTTTGTTCCTCTATTAAATCCCATAATCACACCCTTTCCCGTAAACATTTACGAACTCGCTGACATCCATATAGTCTATGCCAAAATTCTCGGCTGTTTTCTTGTCACTGTCTGAAAACTGCCCTTCGAGGCCGCTTGCATCACCAATCATTAAACAATCTTCTACCTCCAAACTGAAATCTTTCCATGTATTGTAATTATCAAAAAGTTCTTCAAGCATTCCGGTATTTGGCTTTCTCATAGGGTTGCTTCTGTCATTGCTTCCGCAATACTTAAAACGCGTATCAATGTCGCAATAATCCATTATACTGTAACTCACGTACTCACATTTTACATAAATAAATGATTCTGGAACCAACCCTTTTTCTATCCCTCCCTGGTTTGTCACGATAAAAATTTCTTCGGGATTCAAATTCTTTATTGCATCCATGACATCAAACTTAAATTTCATGTCCCATATCCCCTTTGGAAACGTCTCACCACTTGCAGTTTCTATTAACGTGCCGTCCATATCACAAAATAAAACCTTGTACTTTTTCATTTCTCGTTCCTTTATTTGTTTAAATCTTTATCTTCACATCGAACTATTTTATGTTTCTTGCAAAACCTAATTGAATACCTTACTGCCTTTCGTATATCTTCATACTCCTTTGTACTGTACACGTTGTATGTACGGAGTTTTCGCATAATTTCTTCTTCCATGAAAGGAAGTATCTCTTTCTCAAACCTACTCATTTCCTATGTGTTTTACGGTTCTTATTCCTCTTCCTGCGTTTCGCAATCTGCTTGTTTGTACATCTATCATCTTTTAGGCGATATTTTCTCATTTTGGGTACATCACACGGTTCTAAAGGAGAAATATCACTATATGGATTATAAATCTCATAACGAGTATTTTCATTCCAAGAAATTTCATTCTGCATATTTTACCCCTCTTTCTTTTTAAGGCTTATATCAATTGACAACCTATCGGTAATTTCCTCCTTAATTATCTCCCTGCACAAATTCCTTATCATAGAGTAATCACCATGTCTTTGTATCTCGTTGGAAACCATACAACGAACCCACCTCTCTATATCGACATCATTCCCATAGGTGTTTTGAAAGATACGTTTAACTTCCTCTTTCACAATTGGAATCATAATTTCCTTTATATCCTCTTTAGTCAACTTTAATTCGTTGTGGATATAGTTCTTTACTTCCCTGTATATATATTTATTCATAGCATCTAAATCTCTACTTTTGTATAATTACTAAATTTACAATAAAGATATTCACTTGAAAGCCATCCTCCTAAATGGCTTTTATCATTGACATATTTACAATAGGTTTCCCATTTGTCCTTATGTATAATTTCATACATTACGTCTTTATATATGAACAAATCTCCTTCTTGCAAATTTGAAATCTTAATTGTTTTCATATTAACCCAATCCTCTTTAATCTTTTTCTAAAATTCTTTTCATTCAAAGCTTGTTCGTAATAGCAATCCGGCTCAATAGCTATTTTAGTTTTCATTATAGGTTTCCCGTTTAATCCAATTGAAACTTCTTTGGTAATAGAAGCTCTCTTTATCTCTTTCGTTTTCAGATTGAATGAAAATAAAATATGTCCCGGAACCCTCCTCTTCTTGTTCGTCAATTTATATTCATGCTGTTTCTTTTGAATATATTCTACCTGGTTTTTAGATAGATTACTTTTTATCAAATCGGGAACTATTTCCATATCAATCACCGTTTAAAACAACAACTCTCTTGCTTTCCTATAGGTATCAAAACCTTTTACGTTCACCCATTCAGATGAAAGACGTTTGTCTTTTCTGACTTGTACGCAATACACGACTATCGGAATACAGCCGTTATACCTTATTTCTTTCACAATCCTATATCTTTCCATGTCAGATACAATTTATCATAAAAGTTTTCTCGTCAATCATACCGTTTTCTGATTCTTCTACCAAGTCAAAGAATGTATTAGCATAACAAACATGTTCTTCTATCATTATACATATTCCATCACCGGGATAATATTCACACGAAACATCATTGTTCCAATCTATATGCTTTTGTGCTTCTTTAGCTACATTATCACAAGCAATCATATACTCTATGTATTTATTAGATGCTTTTCTTATTTTGTCAAATACATTTCCTTTCATTTCTTTGTCTCCTTCTTTATCTTTTCATAGCACTCTTTACAAAAAACAAACACCTTTCCGTTTTTGATTTTAACTTTAAAACCATCTCTCCTTAAATCAGTGCAAGTAGGTTTTAATTCTGCATAGTGATTTAAACCATTTCCGCACAAATCACACGAAACTTCATACCATTTCTTTATCATTTTCAATCTCCTTTCTATCACTCAATACATAAAACAATTCCCCTGCGTATCATATCTTCCAACTCTCTTTCGGAAAACTCATCGAATGTATGTTTATCCATAGTACAAAAATGATACCTTACAGATTGCTTTTCATAATTGATGTTTTTATGATAATCAATCATTACATCACTTATGACTGTTTCGATAATCTTATTATTTACAACAAAAGAAAAACGTGTTCCAACATCATAACATACCTTCTTAAACAAAAGAACTTTCCTTTCATTCATTTTCAATCTCCTTTCTCCTTAATCCGTTCCAGTACATCCTTGTTTGCTTCGAGTATCTCATCGAATGAGGGAATAGGTGTCCACATGTCACAAACGTAATCGCCATAATCTTCAAATTCAAAATCCGGCAATGTTACAACACGAGGTCTCCCACTTGGCATAGGTATAATAAATCCACTTACTATCGCTCCGTTTGATACCATTCTACAAAGAACAAGTTCACCAACTTCCGGTAATCGCTTCTCTACACTTATCCACGGTGATTGTTTTGCCTGCCAGTCTGCTCCGGCTTCAAACGCATTTTCCACCATTAACCTTATATTCAAATCTGAATACGGATAATTATTATCGCAATATTCTTTCTCGGCTTCTTCTATTGTCTGTTTCATATCAATAACTTTTGGTTTTCTTGTATCTGCCACATTTCTTGCAGACGTAATATCTGGCAATATATTTATTACATCCTAACTCATCCCATGCCGTAACCTTTCTCTCATACATCAGCTCCCATTCATGGCGACAGAACCATTTCTTTATGATAGCATTCAGATTCATACCCTAAAACAAAATCTTGAATTTCTTCCCTTTCAATGTCGGCAATCTCTCTTCCACAAACTTCCTTAACTCTTCCTCCTCAATAGGAAACAGAGGATTGTATTTATATTTGAACGTGTGTATATATTGCTCATTCAGCATCACATCAAAAATTAATGTCTTCATTTCAGCATTTCATTATTAGGGTAGTATTTCTTGTATTCCTCAAAAGCAAGCTCTAACACATCTTCTTTACTCACATACTGCAAAACAATATCTTTCTCTGTATATACCAAGTATTCCTCTCCTTTTAAATCCAACCATTTCCTTTTTCCGCACTCTCTTTGCTGTAGTTTAAATCTATACTTTGCCGGACGGTTCCATTCCATAAACAAACTACATGTCAGCTTGTATTCTACATCTTCCTTTTTAATAATCTTTTCTGTCATAACCCTTTATATTAAAAATAACCCTCCATCCACAACACAGCTTCTTCTATTGTTTCCACCTTTTTAAACTCCTTCGTGACACAACGCTGCATGTATTCACAGCATATGTTTTCTTCATCGTCAAAATAAATGTTGTACGCCCCGTTATCATCAGCCCCGGTACATGCTATTCCAAGCTCCAGGGCATTCTGCACCTCTTTCGGTTCGGTTGAAAAATAGGCGTAAACCTTTTCACTCTTTACACCCTGCAATCCGTTAAGTTCTACAATATTGTTCATATTCGAGATAATATTTGTTTATGTCTAACCCGATTAAGAAAGGGAGGCTTAACACTCCCTTATCAATCACACCACAAAGATAATATTTGTTTATGACATACGCAATAGCTTATTCCCAATAAAATTGCATATTTAACATTTCTTGTGTTTCCTTCTGAATAGGCTTATATCTCGTTTCCGTAGCTAAATCCCTCTCTGCCACTTTGTTATACTCTTCCAAAGCCTTTTCCTTGTCTATACTCCTTTCCACCCAAATACCTATCATCTGGTCTGGCTGCATATCCCCGATAGACACCGGGTTTTCTTCTGTAGCCTCGTAAAACTGGACTGTATAGGGTCTACTGTATATATTAGGTGTACTCCCCATATATCGGCTTCCGTCTTCACTTTCCATCATTCCCACGGCACCCACCTTGAACGAACACACATTTGTTTCCGGGTTCTCGAACCATATCTTTACACCCTTTGCCACCTCCTGGCTGTCATTGTGCAGCACTATAGCCCTGTATTCGTTTCTTGCATTTCTTATAGTGTTGACGCTCAATTCGTCAAACAAATTACCGAACATGTCATTAGGTATTGTCGTGGAAGACGCAAATCCCCCTATCGAGTAGGAAACATTCTGCTGTTCTGCCATATATCCGGAACTTACTGTATATAATAATTTCATTTTCTCCCCCTTTCTTATTCTTTCGGTTTCGGCATGCCTGCCAAAGACCAATATTCCGTTTTTGCCGTATTGTCAATCGTGACCGTACCACCGTTGTTTCTCACTCTTGCTATGTAAAACTCGTTTACCGACTTGGTAGGCGGCTGTTCCAAGGTCACTTCCTGTGTCAACCCCAACGTAAACCAATCATAGGTGTAAAGCCCTTCCATTTGTGCGTCCGTGAATACCTTTCCAAGAGGTACCGTTCCCAGTATCACGACTTGCAAATTTGTTTCCGCAACAAAATCGGATTCGGACGTTAATACAATATTCTTGTTATCTATTATATTGACTATCTCATATACACCATTATTTAGGGGCTGTGAACCGTCGTCCTTCAAAAACTTTATCGCTACCGGGGTTTTCCCTGCCTGTCCTCTCACCTTACCGGAAAAATCCACGGTTCCGGTCACTACACCCTTCTGGTTGATACTCACATATCCGTTTTCGTAATTCTTTGTCGAATACCCGATTTTTAGCCAGTAATACACGCTGTCTGCCGGGATGGCAAAGTTATCGTATATGTTGACAATGTTTATTACTTGCCCCAATGAGTTTACCGCCATACCCGGCAATATCCTTACCGTTCCTCCCTGTGTTCCCTGCTGCACCTCGAACGCCTTGTTGTCTATAAAGGTGTCCACAGTCTCAAAGTCGGACTTGAATTTTGTAGGGTTGTTTGTCACTATGCCGAATGTATAACTTCCGGCAATAAGAATCTTTCCAAGCAAAGAGTTCTGTAGGAAAGACTGCATATTCATCACTTCTTCTTTTTCTAAGAAAGTGTTTCTGTTAACATTTATCTGCGCCATATATTTATAAATTTTTATTTACAAAATTAGAACCATTCTGGATAATTTCTGTTGAAATCTGCGTAATTATACATCCTTGTACATCCTCTGAAACATCCGCTTTTAGGGAGACTGTCAACATCCGGAAAACCGAATTGATACGGTTGGAATAGTTTTTTAAAATAGAAGAACAAAGGCATATAAGCTACTGGTAATTTTACTCCGGCCACTATACATTCCCATCTCGGTTGAGACGTCATATTTGAGCAACCGCTGAATGCGTCTGTGCAACTATTCATATGTTTTAGTACCCCCGATTCTATATAACTATTATCTACTCCGGCAGGTCCAAGTTTATTTACAGTCACATCACCGAAAGCATATTCGGTTGTCGACAAATTAGAACAATTCTCAAACATACTATTAATATTTACCGTCACCGAATGTTCGGGCGGTGTGATAGGATTGCCCTGCGAACCTGCCGTCCTCAGATTCCTGCAACCACTGAAGCAATATGTGTAAGAACTACATTGCGAAGAATCAGAAAACAAGGATGATGTTATAGTAGTCAAACCACTATTCCGAAACATACCGGACGCATTTCTAATATCGGGGATTGTCACACCACTTACATTCAGCAAGCTTGTACAGCCGTAAAACATTTCGTTACATTGTGTACCTCCATTCGTCGTGTAATTGAATGCACCAGAGCTTATGCTTGACAGATTGGTACATTTATAAAACGCCTGTCCCAAAAACAATTCACCCACGGTCCCGGAAAACATGTTGCTCGGTAATGACGATACGCCCGAAGCATCACAAAAACCGTATGCGTTTATTGTCTCTCCCGAAACATATCTGAACGTTATTCTGCATGGTGATTGCAAATTAGAACAATCGGAAAACATATATATACATGTTTTTATATTCGTCGCTCCAATATCATTACTTATACTTGACATACTGCTACATCCGGCAAACATATAATTCAAAGACGTTCCATTACTTGACGTCCTTAACTGTCCGCTTACGGAAGAAATATTTTTACATCCATAAAAACAACTGGAGTAATCATTTATCAAGTTCCCTGCAAGCACACTCGACAAGTTCACTGAACCACTCAGCCCACTATCTCTATATGTGCTAACAAATGTACCGCTTGTTATAAAATCAAACAATCCTGCTGGAACGCTTCTCAAACTGCTGCATCCATAAAAGAACGAATCTGCCGAACCGCTCATAAGGCTTGTGGTCCAACTTACAACCGATTCAAGACTACTGCAATCCTGGAAAGCTCCCTTTCCCCATGACGTTCTCACATCCTCAGTAAACCACTTGATTACTTTTGTCAAACAATTCTGAAAACTTGAAAATCCGTCTGCACTCCACGATAAATTGGCCGACATTCCGTTAAAGTCAAACAATATTATCTTTGTTCCTCCGGAACTATAGGTGTGCGAACTTGTTCCTAATGTCTGGTCTCCATCTCCCCATTTCACACGCAAATTGTTAAGTCCAGTAGAGGAAGTGTTAAGTACGGGCAGCACTATGTTCGTACCGTTTGACACCCTTACTTCCAGTACCGCACCGTCTTCCATTATTATGTCAATCGTCTTGCTGAACTCTTCCGGTCCTACTGTGTAACTTCCGCTCTCCGTAAAGTAATTCTGGCTCGTCGCCACCCACGCATAGGTATCGTTACATGGTACCATCCATGATACGGTACCGTTCGAGCTTGTCACACCCGAACTTATATTGTCTTCCACTGTCACACCCGAAATAGGAGAACCGCTCTTTGTACGTACGTTATATGTAACCTGGCATTTGTTGCGCGTCATTACGACGTTAACATATTCGTCGCTATTGCTTATGCTTACAGAACCGTTCTGGCTCTGATATCCGGCTTTTGACGCCTGCCAGCTTAATGTCTGGGGCGGCACGTATGTTCCGAATACCGCACTCCCGGCTCCATCCGTGTTCTTTACCGTACCTCCGCATACAATACGCACTCCTCTTATGGATATCCCTTTCTCGTCCACCACGTCGAAAATAACTTTATAAGTATTTACACCAAGAACTATCGTCGCACTTGTATCGTATTCTCCTACTGATACGAATGTGCTATTTTCATTATATTGGGGAAGCTTGCTTGCCGTGGCCGTACCGGAACTTCCTGCCTCCACATTGAAGGTCGTATATCCTTGTCCATCGGAATATTGCGTCATTCCGTTAAACGTCACCTGTGCCCCACTTATGCCTATATTGCTGCCATTGACAACCTGTATTCTCACATTCACCCTCTTTACGGTAAAATTGATAGGAACACGGGTGTCCGAATTGTACACGGTAAACGAATTCACCACGTCATAACAATAAGGATATTTTGCCACATAATCGTATGTACCCGAAAACAATTGCGTAGATACCAACCCTAATTCGTTCGTTGTCAACTTTTCGCTTTGTCCTACAATCTCGATTGTCGCCCCAGAAGCCTGCGCACTTCCTATAGTCGCCTGGAACGTCACGTTAAACGGCACGGACGCCTTTTCTGCCATCTTTATAGTATAGGCATTGTCTCCTGCCGTTATGTTCACATTCCCCTTTGCCGGGTTATAGTCCTGGTGAGACGCGCTCCACTCCCACACACCAAGTTCAAGCGTCCAGCTTGCCGCGATACCGTTGTTGTTGGAATATCTCGTTTCCCCGTTTATCGTCACTACCGCATTACTAATAGGGTCGTTCGTTTCCACATCCAATACCGTTACCGTCAGTTTTCCGGTCTGCTTAACAAGGTCTACCGTTATGGCTAAAGGCTGGTTTATCAATACTGCCGTTCCTGTTCTCGGCTCATACCCCGTCTTTGTCACATTCCACGGATAACTGCCCGGCACACGGTTAAAGACCGCGTTTCCGCTCGCGTCCGTATTGACCGTTTGTTCATCCTCCCCTACACCAAGCACTACGGGCTGGTTCTTAACGGGCTGTCCGCTCATTCTCACGGTAAATATGATGTCGTAGGTAACGAGCTTCAATTGCACGTCCACTCTCTTGTTCTCTCCGTTCACCGTCACAACACCTTGTTTCGTATAATATCCTTCCTTCTGTACGGTCCAGTTATAACCGCCCGATATACGGACAAATTGCGCCTGCCCTCCACTCGTACTTATTGATTCCGTACCTACAGTAACCAAAGCATCGTCAAGCGGTGTATTGTTATCGTCCGTAACATAAAAATCAATCAGATAGCCTATCTGCACCAAGTCAACTTCTACCGTCACGTCCTTATCCACGACTTCCACCGTTCCTTCCTGCCCGTTAAATTCCGTCTTTGACACCTTCCAGGCATAAGAACCTGCCACCTCTACAAATGTCACAACCCCGTTTCTTTCCGTCTGTAGGGTTGTGCCGTTAAAAGTAACATCCGCTTTCGCTACGGGCAACCCGTTGCTTCTCACGACAAAGTTTATGTTGTATTTCGGTATGGGATTGAACTGTATGTCTATAACCGCGTTTCCGTATATGGTAAAATCCTTTTCCACGGTTATATATCCTTCTTTCACGACCTTATAATGATACGTTCCTGCCGGATATATAAACCCGGTTGCAAGTCCCTGCGCATTAGAGCTTCCAGTCTGGTTAGGAATTCCCTCACCCGTCACTAATACAGATGCACCCGATACTGGCTCCACACCGTCCCTTATACGGAAAGTCACGTTATAGTAGGGTATCTTTTCCATCTCTATTTCGATATTGGTAGAATCCACTATTTCAGCATTTCTTCTTACCGTATAATAGTCCTCGTATTCTGCCACATATTCATATATACCGGGAAATACCTCAAATGTCACTATACCGTTGCTTCCGGTATATTGCACCTTTCCTGCAAAGGACACTTTCACGTTCTGCATCCAGTCTTTTGTCTCCTTGTCGCGCACAAAGAACGTAACCACCCGTTCATAGGCGGCTCCCATTAACTGTACATATTCTACAGCATCCTTATCCACTAATAAGGAGTTTTCCACGTTTTCAAAGTTTTCGGCTTCCACCTCATAATACCATTGTCCGCGCGGTAACGTTATCTTTGCTTCACCGTTCACGTCCGTTACAAGCTCTTCCCTGTTTATCGTAATCCTTGCATTGGGTATGTACTTGTTTCGGTTTGAAAACACCTTGAACAATATCTGATATTCTTCCTCTCCTACATAAGGTCTTATCAATTCACTGCCGAATATGTTCTTATATCCAACAAGGTAATTTTTTAAGAAAGTCTCTACAGTAAATTGTCTCTGATATGCGTTGTTTTTATAGTAAGCAGCTATAATGTCACGTTCACCCAAATATCCTTGTGAAAACGGCAAATATAAGGGTTTCACATGAAAATCGTATATATATACATACGGATGATTTCCGACCGTTCTTTCCTGGATAAATATAGGTGCGATATACTTCATTCCCGGCATTATAGACAAAGCACGTCCAGACGGGAAATTAAGCGTAGGCGCGTTCAAAAACTTCTCGTTCGTTGACAGCAGTATTCCTTTTATATAGTAATACATGCCGTCATTCTTTATGTCCAAATATTCGTTTTCATGGAACCAAAGGGAACTTCCGGTTATCTGTCCGTTTTCCAATATTCCCATAGACAACGGCTCTCCGTCTACCGTCTCGTACCCAGCTACTCCAAACTTTAGGTTTTCATTGTCCGTAGCCGACACTTTTACTTGCAATGATATTTCGTAGGATAGGTTCGGGTCTATGATTATAAGCTTGTCCAAATCCACCCTTCCGTCTATACCCACGGCTTGATTGCCGAAAAATGTCATAGCGTTGAATATCTCTCCATCATTTCCGTTTTCGTCTTGCGTTATACTTATGCTTTCTGGTATCAATAGAGGATAATTATTCAAATCCTCTACTCCTTTTGTATATTCATACGCTTTTGATACATTCATTACCGTATTCGTCCGGTCACATGTAGGCGAACTGTGACCCATCGCCCACCCCGTAGCTTCCGGTCTCAACAAGGCAAATATAAACTCGTCCAACGAATTGTATCTTATCAGTCGCAACAATTCTCCCAATATCTCGCCTTCCTTGCTTATGATGTCAAGTCTTCCACGCTTTGAATATTCTTCTAAGTAATTATAGAATAGGTATTTCATCTGTTCCTGGCTGTCCACCATGTTAGTAACAAGACCTCTGTTCTGAATAAACATCTCGAACAAAATCTGATTCGTGTCTATCTTTTTGTATTGTCTTGCATACAATACTATCAAAGCGAATATATGAGTTATGGTTCCCCAAAAGGCACGGAAATCCTCGTTCTCTTTCTTTTTTAGGAATGTGGGCAAAATTCCCCTTCCTTCCAGTTTTTCAAGCACGTTTTCTGCCCACCGTATCACTTCCTTATCGTTTTCTTCAAAAAAACGACTGAAAGGCAAATTATCATATATAGGTGTGGACTGGGGTAAAAATAATCCCCCACACGGGTTTTCTTTCTTCTGTTTTACTTCCATGTTGAACTACAATTAATTGCACGGTAAAAATACGATTAATTTTGGATATTACGAAAACAAACACGACGAAAAATACTGTAGAACCGTTCCACTACCTCAATCTCTCTCGTCAAAGACCAGTCCATAACAATAGAGGCTCTAAAGGTAGGGGTGTGGGTGACGAACAGAAGAGTAGAACAATATTCTTCGTATATAAATGATTATTACGAACCATATAAAGGGGCTTATACGGGTGTCATAAATTTAAAGAGTGATGAAAATAAATTATATGCTATCAGCAACTCTTTTGGCATTGTATATCCGGTATATTATGGAATAAATATGGATATATTTGGGAAGACTGTTTATTTATATAATTTTGTAGAGGGCAGTTCCACTTACGGTGTTGCTGAATTATATAAAACAGATACTACCAATCATCTTCCAAGTGATTATCCGGTTTCTTTAGGAAGAGTACAAGTAGGTATATCAATATCTTCCCCTACATATTATATTAATAATGAAAGTAGTTCAACTGCATTTATATTTTATATTATTGGGAATGGCATATATTGGATGATAAGTACTATTTTTAGAATAGGTGGTAAATGGAGTAAAAATACATCGGGTCATTATACCACCAGGAATGCAATAATCGACCATTATAAATTTTTTAATAATTATTCTATAAGAAAATATGCTTCTGTTATTAAAACTGCTTCATCAACCCGTATACGTTTTTTCATTATTGGGAATGAAGGTAATTCTTATTTTTACATAATAATAATGGAAGGAACGAATACAACAGAATACATGATTAGTTATTTGGATGTTAAGGGTTATCCTTATTCAAATGAAGGTAGAGTAGAACACATGGGATGGTTAGTATTAAGAAGTAATGATAAAAAAGTAATTATCTTGGTAAAGTCACAAGATAGGTCATATGGAGATACTCATGCTAAATTTTATTACGGATTGTGGACGGGAAATGTAAAAAATAATGGAGAAAGTTTAGTATTAACGAGTGAATGGGAATGTTTTTATAACATCCCTTCTGCAATTACTTCTGTAATAGGTGGTGATTATTGGGTATCTCCGGATTTGAAATGGTTATTCTATATATCATTAAGCGGAGCTAATTATCAAGGGTTTTCCAAAGGGTTGCATACTATAAAAGGGTCGTCAGCTCTTTTTGGAGAAAATGGTTGGACCGGAGTTTCTTACGAAATGGAAGGAGGAGGTACAGATATTTTGAATGCTTGTCAGAATTATTATATATTAGATGTTCAATTCAATAGCAAATCTAATAAAATAATGATTTTTGGAAATTCTTCTAAAGGTGCGTTTACAAACGATTCTGATTATAGTTATACAGAAGGTATTCAGCCAGATATAATACTTTATTTTATTTGGGTGGAAAATCAGAAAAAATTTGTCAGATTAAATAGTTCTTATATAGGAGGAGATGTACTTTGGAATGATTATAGCAACTCTACATCTGGAGGTAAAGGTAATATTTACAAACCTTTAATCAATTTTGTAAATGGAGAAATTAACTTCATGTATCCTGGAGGAAATGACCCGTTTAACGCATATAGATATCATTTGAGTTTCGGAGAATAAATAAATTAGGTAACTATATACTATTTACATCAAGAATGTTTAGGTATATAGTTACCAATTTATCTATCATTCCCCCCAAGTTAAATTATAACTGTAGGAAGTATAAGGAGGTTGTCCTCCTGGATAAACGAAATTAATTATTTCATTATTTATGAAATTAAAGGAAGGTTTGTAAGTATTACCAGAACTTGAAGCGGAAGCTGCATATTTGTTCCATAATGAACTCAATCCTACGTTAGTATGTGACAGTTGTTTCCATTGCTTTTTTGATTTATCTAATATAAAGCACATTATAATATCGGGTTGAATTCCTTCGACATAAGTTGTATCTGTTAAAGTACCATCACCGAAATATCCTTTAGAAGAATTCCCAAGAACCATCATTTTATCAGAATTAGAATTGAATTTGACTTTCAATATGTAATATTCTTTTGTGGCTTGATATACAGAATCTGAATCGGTAGAAATTACATATGATTTGTTCGTGAATCCAGTTTCTGTAAATAATACAGAAGTGTCCGCAGTACGTATATAATACAATCCTTTTGTATAAACTGAAGCAGAAGAAGTAGAAATAAAGAACCACCATTTTGAATCGGGTGAAATCCAGCAATCTCCTCCGACAACTTCCGTAATTTCAGATGGAATATTATAATAACAAGCCCAGTTAGATATATCCATTATTTCTATACCCGTTGTATTTCCCATAGTTACAACATAAATCAAATAATCGAATTTATTTGTCACTTGTTCATTAAATAATCTTCCCAACAATATTGCTTTTTTATTAATTTCTCCTATTTTAATAAAACCAATATGATTCCAACTTATTGAATCTGGGTATGGATAATTAGTAAGCTCTCTATAATCAATTCGCTCATCTGATGATGTAGTATCTCCCGTTTTAACTTGAACTCTTCCTACTATGAAATAATAATTATTATAACCATATACACTGTAGTAATACCAGTTATTTTTGGCAGTAGAAATAACTGTTATTGTAGCAATTGCTTTTAATATAGAATAATTATTGAGCAACTTTAATAAATTATTTGACGAAGGTCCTAAAACATACTCATTATTACTTCTTTTATAAGTGATTACTGCGTTAGGTGCAGTCGTAAACATATCCACTGAACCTATATAAAGAGAATAATGGAATATACATGCATAATTAATTCTGTCTCTTATACACATCTCCGAGCC